TGGCACTTCAATTATTCCGATAAATGTGGAGAGGGGATACCCGCCCCCTACCTGCCAGCCATCTCGTATAAGCCTACTACCCTACTAGACTAATAGGCTATTGGTCCTGATGCCTGATGCCTGATGCCTGATGCTTGATGCCTGATGCTTGATGCCTGATGCTTGATGCTTGTGCAGTTTATAAACTTAAAAATCAAATTTAAGCTATCAAACAGGCTACGTAATGGACTTTATACCCTAGTGTAATACATTCATATTACTTGAATACTTTTAACGCTTTAAATCAAGTTTTTTATAGTTAGCAATCTTTATTGTATTATTCTATGAATATATTGCATTATATAATGATTAGCTATATAGGCCTGTTTACATAATTGTACTTATCTAATTTATCATTGAACTTTATAAAGAATCTTTCATTTTTACTAAAAATAACTTAAACAATGCTTGACTTGTGTTAAGTTTTTATACTACCTTTGCAACAAGCAAATCGGGAACGGGATACAGCACTAGCATAATCCACTACTTTAGTAGCTTAATTTATCTATCAGGTTCGCAGCCCTACGAAACGACGTAAAATTTGCACCTTGACATATTGGTAGGAGTTTTTCGGCATAACGACCGACCTACAAAGTTAATCAACTTAAAAACTCAAAATTTGCTTTGCTTGCAAAGTGGTATATATTAATACTTTGAGTTGATTAACTTAATTTCTTTTTTGTTTAGGATTAATTTTAAAGGTGCTAAATAAGAACTATGCCACGTTCGCAACATGGTAGCACCACTAACTAAAATAATAAAAAAATGACAAAAAAACAAATCAAGGCATTCGATGCCTTGAAAAGACAGGGTTTAACTCCTGTTTTAATCAGTTCTGAAAGAATCGGAACTGATTACAGTATGGAAGCACTTCAAGGCTTGGAGTGCGGTTTCCAACGCATAATATCTACTGAAAAGGTAGGTATTATGATTCAGGGCGAAGCGGTCGCCTTGACTAATTCCGATTTTTTCAGAATTAGCAAGTAATTATTCGGGGGTGCGACCGTAACGCACAATAATTATGACATATAAACTAAAAAAAGTTTGGGTTGACCATCACTTTTATTCTAACGTTGTTACGGCAACGTATCAAATTTGGAGTCGAGGTTTTTTCCTTGACTTTCAGATTGAAGAATTTCTAGAGTATTTGCCTAAAGACGGCGAATACTCTAGAGAAGAAATTGCACCTTTAAACCTACCAAAGTGGGTTAAAAGTGCAATCTCTAAGTAACAAAAAAGGTTAATAAGCTAACTGGTAGCTTTGCGAATAAATCGCAGCCGTTCGAATCGAGCATTAACCACTAAAATTAATTATCAACGTTTCACGTGGAACAATCAATGTTTCACGTGAAATACTAAACAAACAAAAAAATGAAAACAAATCTTTTAAGCAACAGTAATTTAAAGTTGGAAAAAAACTTAATTCCTACATGGGGATTAAGTTTGATGCCAGAAAAAAGGAACTCCTTCCGCATTGACCTTTGCGAAAATAGCAATTCGCATTGTCGCAACAGTTGTATAGTTGATTCAGGCGGTGCGAGGTTTAAAGACGTCTTAGATTCAAGGCTTGAAAAGACAGATTTCTTTCTGTCAGACAAACCTAGATTCTTAAGAATCCTGTTTGCTGAATTGAGTTATTTGAACTCAATCGAAGATTTAGCCCTAATAAGGTTAAATATGTTTAGTGATGTAGATTGGTTTACAGAGTTTAAGAACCACGGTTACGACCTAACGGAGTTTAAGAACCTAATTTTCTACGGCTATACAAAAAGACCGTCAATACTAGAAAAAAGTTCTGAATTAAGTAATTTTGACTGCATATTTAGTTATTCTGGTTACAATTGGAAGTTGTGTGAACACTACCTTAATCAAGGTTTGTGTAATGTTTCAGTAGTCTTTAAGTTAAAGAAGAAAGACCCTCTGCCTAAAACTTGGAACGGGTTTCCTGTATTAGACGGAGACCTAAACGACCAAAGACTCAAAAGTATTGAGGGTACAGGATTTATTATAGCACTACGCTATAAGAATCCTGTGGCAAAAGGCAAGAAGACCTACAAGCCTTCAAAGTTTGTAATCGAGTTATAATAACAAGCCTGTCCAATCGGGGTGCATGGGTTCAAATCCCTGACAGGCACTAAATTATTTATCAATCAAAACAAAAAACTGAAATGAAAAAAACAATAGACTTCGACCGTCATGTTTGGGAAGGATGGAGAGTGGGCGATTTTATCCACGACCTTGAGCAAATTTTTGAACCATCTTACTTTGAAACAAAATTGGAGCTAAAGGATTGGTGCAAATCAAATCAACCTTATTATAAAAAGCATATACCAGAAGTATATAATTACTTCTTATCTAAAACAAAATTGAAATGAAAAAGAACTTGATAAAAGCGTTAATACTTGGCTTAGAATATGAGCTAAAAACGTACACTACAAAAAACTACAGCTATAAGGCTGTAGAATCAGACGACGAAATCACCTTAACAATAACGGTTAAGGTCTCAGAAAGTGGGTGCTTTCACGGTCTCCAAAATATCTACCATCTAATCAATGATAACCTTTGCAGTCATGCCTGCATTGAAAAAGGTAATTTAGTTATCACAGTATTCTAAAAAATCGGGGGTGCGACCGTAACGCACAAACAAAAATGTATAAAAGTATGTATTTAAAAAATCAAATTATAATATCCGAAAGTGATATTTATAATAAAGTAAAAAATGGTAGCACTTTCACGTTATGCAGTAAGTCAAAAGCTGACTTAAAAATAACAGAACCAAAACGGGCTTCTATTGTTTGTAAAAATAAGGAAACATATTTCATTCTGGATGGAATATATTTCGAGTTAAATAGCCTTGAATAATCAAATCTTACTTGCATACAATTCCTTTACCGTAGGAGTTGTGTGCAGTACAATGACAATCAAAAAACTACAAAAGTTAGGAGTTGATGTAGTTGTATTCGAGAAAACAAAAGAAAGACCCGTTTCGTTTCGGGTGCTGTATGATAAGTACCTTTGTGATTTTATAGGTTTTGACTACAAGACTTTGAAAAGTTTGGTAGCCATCACGGAATAGTACAATTTCTGAAAAAAGACTGGAAACTTTCAGTTGTAATCAAACTTTGGTCTTGACACGGTAAAAAACGAGACAAAATTTACTATTGAAAGTATAAAAATGCAGAAATCTGGAGGTTGCAAACTTGGAAAAGTACAATTTCTTAGTTTTGTATGCAAAAAAATGGTTTGGGGCGGTCTCAAACTGTGCTAAAATTAATTAAAACATACATTAAAAAGGGTTCTAATAAAACAATTAAACAAATTAAACAACTAAAAATATGAAAAAATTACTTAGTATGACATTGGAAGAGATTTATCTAGACTACTTAAACAACTTTGCTACTTTAGGATTTATGGCAGAGTACTACGGAGTAGGTGAAAAAGAGATGTATGACTTATACATTATAGGTAGGAACTTATACTGTAAATCTTATAACCCTAGAGAATTGTAAGTAGCAACAACGACGATTCACAAATAAACCCTAAGCGATTATTCTTAGGGTTCTATATACATAACATAGATTGTATAAATAAAGTTCTTTAAAATCAATATTTTTCAACTAAAACAATTACTAAAATGCAAGTATCAGAATTAACAGAAAGTCAAATAGTTAGATTAACTAACTTATTAAGTAACACAAAAACTATTGACAAAGGTGATGCAGAAAAAATCATTGCACTATCAATACTTTTAGAGATTAGTGTAAAAGAAGCATTCGATTTGGAGTTTTCAAGTTATGATGATTGTATAATAGAATATTCAAGCGAAGAGTATTTAGTTTGTACTGATTCAGAAGCTGATGATAAATTAGATGATAAATTAGATGATAGTTTAGATAGCTATATAGATGATTGCATATTGCCACAACTTCCAAAGCATTTACAATACTATTTTGACAATGAAGCTTGGAAGAGAGATGAAAAGTACAACGGTAGAGGGCACTATTTATCAAGCTATGATGGTAAAGAAGAAGAAGTATATGTAAATAGAGCAGATTATTACATATATAGAAATAACTAATTATAAGCAACTACAACGGCGGTTCACAAAAATACCCTAAGGTTTTTGGTCTTAGGGTACACTAATATAACCAAAAAACTATCAAATAAGTTCAACTTAAACACTAAAACAATGAAAAACCAATCTTATTCAAAACGAAAATACTCGATGTCATTCACCCAACCAATTAACAACTTTGACAAGTTCGAGATAGTAAACTTCACAACTACGCTTGACGAGTTAATGTCTGATGATGATTGTTCCTACTCTTATTACACTCTTGGGGTTATAGATCAGGTTCTTGATTTGAAAGTAGGTGAAGCCATGTATATTGAGCCAGATTATGACGGATACATAGGCAAAGGTATAATTTTAAGAATCAACTAAACGACTAACAATGAAAAAGATTATAATCCTATCGCTCCTGCTGGCTGGTTGTGCGAGCAGTAAGCCTGAACAGATAAAGGTAGTAAATGATAATGAATTATTTACTTCAACCCAAAAATATCAGATTATGTGTTGGGTTATTAAGAAAAGCGAAAATTATCGAGCAGACTCCTATAGATGCCAAGCAGGCAAAAAAACGATTGGTTGGGGTTTTACGAACGTTTCAAGGGTAAAAGATATCCATCACGCCGACGAAATATTTCGGGATATAATAGAACCACTATATGAAGAAGTTAATAAGAATTACCCTCAACTTACCTATCTACAAAAGGCGGTGCTTGTTAGCTTGTATTACAACTCTGGAAGTCTAACGAAAATAAAGAAATCTAAGTTTGCAAAAGCCCTTGTAAATAACGACATAAAGAAGGCAGTAAAGAACTTTAAAGGTTGGAATAAGGTAAAGGTAAGGAAAGGTAAATTTATTGTCTCTAAGGGGCTTGTAATACGTAGGAGTTATGAAGCTAAGTTGTTAGATGGTTCTTTTAACATGACAGACTATAACAAATTAAAGCAGGAGGTCACCAATATTTATAAAAAACAATCATAAAAAAGTAAAATTGTCTATTGTAAATCAAAAAGTATTTATACATTTGTCAAATCAAAACAAAAAAACTATGAAAAATTTTAAAGAAGAGCCTAAACAAGAAAGAACGTATAGTCAGGAAGAAGTTATAGTGATTTTACAAGAGTTTAGAAGGTATTTAGCTTTTGGGGATGATATTCCACAAGAAGATTGGTTTGAACAATTTAAAAAATAAATAACTATGAATAAACTTAAAAATGTATCAGACAATAATTTGGAAGACTTGTTTTCGTTAATGTCAGACCTTCAAACTAGAATAGAAGACTATGCCCATGTGTCAGAGTTTCTTCCTAAGTCTATAGGAAATGTGCTTGATAGCTTTCAAAAGAAATTATATGAAGAGTATGATAAAAGAACCTTACTTGAGTAAGAAACTACAACAGCGGTTCACAAAAATAGCCTAATGTTTAGTTAGGCTACATTAATATAACAAAAAAATTAATCAATTAGTTTAATAAAACTTTTCGGTTGTATGTAACCGTATCAAAAAAAATGAAAGTAACAACAGAAAACAATTTTGGAACGTTTGAACACGTAACAGAACTTTGTCTTAATGCGGAATTAAAAATTGGCGGTAATAATCAAGGTCAAATTCAGATTAGTTGCGAGTTTCCATCTGGTGTAAATACTAGTGCCACAGTAAAATTAAAAATAATTTATTCTGGACACTTAAATTTAAACAGTGGAATATCAAAAAGATTTGAAAGTCCTTTTCAAATGACTGCTAAGGCTCAGGAAGTATTTAGCGTTTTTAGTAAGAATTGCGAACAGATTTTATTAGACTATATTAAGGAAAATTAATCACTATAAATAACAAAAAAATGTTAGAGAAAATCTTATACTGTATCCTTTTAATTTTGTGCTTACTTGCACATTAATATGAAACATCAAATAAACATTAATTATAAGGGTTCGCTGTTATTCAGCGAATCTTTCAAAGACCTTGATGAAGCAAAGAAAATGATTAGCAATAGGATTGCAAAATTTCCTATTAGTCTAACGTCGCTCATCAAGAAAGGAAACATCGACTTGAAGTTTGAAGATTTTTCATTCGAGTATGAAGAACTAAGGAAAGCAAGATTGAAAGGCTTAGAGTCTAATTTAAAACATAAACCATATGTTTTTTGGGTGCATAATTTTATGAATCTTGTACCAAATTTTAAGGTTAAAAAATATAAGACATTGCTGAAAGGTTTTTATACCGAGTATGAATTGCGTGATGATTTCGTAGGAACAAAAGTTTTCAATCATAAGTATGGATATACTTTTGGTTTTCAAATAACACCAAAAACAAAAACAAAATGAGACCAAATGCAATATTAATAGTGAGTAACATACTTTCAAACTTGAATGAAACGTATAATACAAAATTTCAAATCGTTCACCGTGACAAGGAAGACGATTATGTAATTAAGATTGATGGACAACCAGCAAAGATTTTATACCGAATCTTATCTTGCTTAGACTCAAACACCCTTAGCTTTATATTAGAAGGAAAAGATACTTTTATAATTTTCTAAGAAGTAAGTTCAAATGGCTCAATAGGTGCTTCGACAATCTCGGAAATGCTATCAGCAGTCTTTCTCTGCTCCAATAATCGTTCGAGAGTCTTAGTATCTATTGATTCGAGTATATCAGTTGCGTCCTGCATTATTGGCAGTTCAATAACATTAGAGGTGGTTTCTTCCTTGACCTTGCCGAATATCTCTGCTTGAATATAAGAAAAATCTTTTGGATTAGGATTCATAATGTTATGCGATATATTCTGATAAGCTAATGCAATGCCGACGGTCATATCGTCCGCCTGCCTGCCGAACTTAATCTCGATAAATTCCTGTAAATCTACGTTCTTCTTTGCAAACTCTTTCAATGGTAACTGCATCAAGAATTTTAAAGCATCAGACCGCATCAAGTTCTTTAGTTCGGTGGTTTTAGATATTGCTCCTTTGGGTTTGCTAACTTCTGTTCCGTATTTATTTATCATACTACGAGTATATTGTAATTACTTGAAATTAATGTAAACACAAGTTACAAAAAAAAATCAAAAAAAACAAGTTTCTATTTGGAAATACAAAACTAATTTATATATTTGCAATCATAAACAATAAAAAAAATGGAATTACTTAGATTATTATTCGCAGTTTTCGCTTCTTTCTTTGCTTGCATGGCATTTTTTGTGCAAGTAGAAATGATTACTTTACACAAGTTACACCCTGCAACAGAGGTTATAGTAATTGCAGTCGTGTCTGGTATTATTTATTCACTCTTAACATTACTGTTATGATTGAGAAACTTCTTTATGCCATCCTTTTGATATGGTGCTTACTTTGTCACTAATCTTACTTTATTTAATCTTACTTTGTTATTAATTATTTATCACTTTAAACTTATACTAATGAAATTTACATCAGAATTTGTTCGTGAAATGAACCGCAAGGCATGGGATTTATACCATGCAATCTGTCCTGCTAACGCTAACTATGCTTATAGAAGAGACTTAATAAAGCACTGCTTCAAAGTAGCTTATCGTGTGCTGAAAGCATCAATAACTGGAGTTGTGCAATTCTTCAAAATCACATCTAAGGATGGCGAAGCACAAGTAGAACGTCGCAATGTAATGACGTTGGAGCAGATTAACTATCAGAGAAAAACTGACAGGAAACTACAAACTGGTCAATATTGTTTTGTTGATATGGACAAGTTTTATTCTGGCGTTGTCAATCCTATCATTTCATTTAATCATTATCAAATATTATAATATGAAAAAATTAAGAGAATTGTTCAGTGATGATTTAATATATCCTGTCAATAAGATAAGAGACATTCATACAATTAACGGTGTGAAACTAAATCGCTCGCTTCTTAAGTCGTTTTTATGGATTCGTCACGTTAATAATATAACAAATTAATGGTAGGAAAAGTTCTTTGCTTTTTGTATATTTGACTTATAATCAATAAGTTAAGTGTATGAAAAGCAAAGATAAAAAGTGCAAAGAGTGTGGAGAATCTTTCATTCCAAAAAATTCTATTCAGAAAGTTTGCTCTATAATTTGTGCAGTTAAGTTTGCACAGAAATCTGAGACTAAAAAAGAAGACAAAGATTGGAGAGTGAAAAAGAAAAAGATGCTAGAAGAAAACAAAACTATATCTGACTATCAGAGGGAACTTCAAAAAGAAATCAATACAATCGTTAGGCTTATAGATAGGGGTCACGAGTGCATAAGTTCTGGTCGAACAATAACTGGCAAGGCTGATGCAGGTCATCTCTTCTCGGTAGGTTCTAATGCTACTCTTAGATTTCACCTACATAACATTTGGTTACAATCGGTTCACGATAATCAATACAAGTCAGGTAATTTTGAAGGCTTCCGCAAGAGATTGATAGAAAAGTTTGGAGAGTCTTACTTCGAGTATTTAGAATCTCTAAAATCCTTGCCTGTTTTAAGGCTTTCTAAGGATGATTTAGTACAGGCTAAGGCAATATGTAAGCAGATACAAAAAGAACTTACTACAGAAGGTTTTCTTGATGATATAGAAAGGTTAGAAATTAGAAGTAAATTAAATCAACGTATAGGAATTTATAAACAATAAGACTATGAAATTTAAAGTAGAAGTTAATCCATTTAAGAAGAAAGCTATCATCAAAACTATGATTGGTGGATTTGATTTCACAAAAGAAATCTACTACAAAGAGTTAGACGAATGGAACTCATTCCAAGTTGTTGGTGAGCGTGTTTTTGACATACACTTTCATTATGATGAAGAATTTACGGTAAGTATTTATTTAGTAAATGATGGATGTTTACCACGTTATACTCCATGTATAGTTGAATTAACCATCAAGTTAAGTGAACCACAAAAGCAGGATACGGCAGTTGACTTCTTAGTCAAAGATTTGTTTGATGGGTACGACCTAGTTCAAAACGAAGAGTATATCGAAGACGCTCAGAAACTATTCAAGGAGCAGATTATTGATGCTTACACCGCAGGATGGAATCATAAGTCAGAAAGATTGAAGGCTGAAAAGTATTACAAAGAAACTTTCAAATGAATTTAAAATGAAAGAGGTAAGAGAAATTAAGAAGGTCAAGTCTAAGATTAGACGAGCATCTGAGGAAGCTAAAGACCTCAAGTCAAACGTGAAACTTTGGCAACAAATGTACTCCTTAAAAATTGAGGAGATTCAATCACTATCAGAAAAACTTAAAGAAATGAGCAAAGGAAATATAAAAATAACAGAACACGCTATGCTACGATATATAGAGCGTGTATTAGGGATTGACATCGAGCAGATTGAGAAATCAATCATAGAAGAACTTAACTTAGAAGCAATTGAAAAGTTAGGCAATGGTACGTATCCAGTTAGAGAGTTCAATGTAGTAATAAAAGAAAATTTCATCATAACCGTAATTAAAAATGAGAACTAAAGAATGGTTAAATAAACTTCCAGAGTCTTATCGCTCTAAAGCGTTGGAGAATTGGAATGGAAACAATTCATCTCATATTAGCCTACCTATCGCACTTTGTTGTGCTTTTGATTGGGAGAAGTCACCGCAAGGTAGAAGATATTGGAATGAAATTTGGGAAGAATTAAATAAAAAAGAAGATGTACGGCAAGATTAGAAAGAACAATAACAAGACCTTTATTGAGGTAGACGACCCTTCGGTTTGCTTAAAACTGGAGGGAGAGTTAATCCATTTCGTGATTAAGAATGTTAGGTCGGTCGATAACCACAGGAGATACTTTGAGGTGCTTAAAATATTTGTTGACCATGCTCCTGAAGTTGTTATCTTGAGTCTACTCAACGTCACGTTGCAAGAGTTCAACCAGTTGACCAAATCAAAAAGTGTTCTTGAAGAGCGAGTTAGAAAGGCAATTGAAATGCAACTTGGCTTCGTTGAGGATAAAAAAATGATTCTTGACTTGGGCGGTGGTGAAAAAATGAATGTAACTCAACAAATACCAAAGTCAATTAATTTTGAGAAAATGACTGAGGATGATTTCATACAATTGCATAAGAATCAAAAGCAGTTAATGTTCGACCTGCTTAAAGATTACGGCTGGTCAGAAGAAAATTTCAAAGAACTATTTAAAGATTTTTACAAATGAAAGAAGCAATAGAATACGCAATTGGTAAGTATAAAGAAGCTATCAGTCAATCAGATTCGATGATAGACTTGTTTATTGATGAAAATTACCTATACACAGGTTTGTGTGATTTCCTTTCAATGAGCAGTTATAGTGCCTATATAGACGATGTAAAGAAGGCAGGCATGATTGTTATCGTAAAGAATCTTGATAAATATGCGAAGTATGAGCCACTATTTTTTGGATTTTGGTTTTTTCAATGCCCATGTGATTTTGAAAAACCAACTGAACAAAGAGAAAATCTTATAGCACGACTGGAAGTTTTGGAGTTAATTCTACAAGAACTATAAAAAATATCTTGCAAAAATAACATAGTATGTTTACCTTTGAAAAACAAAAACAATTATATGACAATTTTTAGAAAGTTAGAATTAGAGAAAGTACATTTTTCAGTCTGCCAATACAATTTCACGATGGGATTTCTTGATGACATGGGATGCAATCAAAGAGGATATTCTATATTATTAGTTCCAAGACAAAAAGAAATTGCTGTTAAGTTAGGATTTGATTACCATCTCGAAGATGATGTGTATTGGTTAGACTTAGACAAAGAACAGCAGAAGGAGTTCTTTAAATTAAAACTTCCTTTAGTATTCGATGCAGGTAAGCATGGCAAATTTTATGGTCATAAATTAAATAGATTAATCAACTTTAACAATTACTAAAATGAAAATTGAAATAAAAAATAGATATAATAAAATAGTATTATTTTCCCATGAATGTGAACACAATACTATTTTAAAAACCTTGTTAGAAGGTATTAAAGAAGATGCAAGTTTACGTGGTGCATATTTAGTTGGTGTGGATTTATTTGGTGCAGATTTACGTGGTGCAAGTTTACGTGGTGCAAATTTAGAAGGTGCGGATTTACGTTATGCGTATTTACGTGGTGCAAGTTTACGTGGTGCAGATTTAGAAGGTGCGGATTTACGTGGTTCAAATTTAGTTGGTGCAGATTTAGAAGGTGCGGGTTTACGTGATGCAGATTTAGAAGGTGCAAATTTATTTGGTGCAGATTTACGTGGTGCAAGTTTACGTGGTGCAAGTTTACGTGGTGCAGATTTAGAAGGTGCGGATTTACGTGGTTCAAATTTATTTGATGCAGATTTAGAAGGTGCGGATTTACGTGATGCAGATTTAGAAGGTGCGGATTTACGTTATGCGTATTTACGTGGTGCAGATTTAGTTGGTGCAAATTTAGTTGGTGCAAAATTAGTTGGTGCAAAATTTTAACAATTAATAAAATGAAAATAGAAATAAAAAATAGATATAATAATAATGTTTTATTTTCACATGAATGTGAAGGAAACACTATTTTATTAACCTTGATAAATGGTCTCGAAGAAGGTGCAGATTTAAGTGATGCGGATTTAGTTGGTGCAAATTTAGAAGGTGCAGATTTACGTTATACAAAATTAGTTAGTGTAGATTTACGTTTTGCAAATTTACGTGGTGCAGATTTACGTTTTGCAAGTTTATATGGTGCAGATTTGCGTGATGCAAATTTGTTTGGTGCAGATTTATATGGTGCAGATTTACGTGATGCAAATTTATTTGGTGCAAATTTAGTTGGTGCAAAATTAGAAGGTGCAAAATTTTAACAATTAAGAAAATGAAAATAGAAATAAGAAATAGATATAATAATAATATTTTATTTTCCTACGAATGTGAAGACAATACTATTTTAAAAACCTTAATAAAAGGTCTTGAAGAATGTGCAGATTTATATGGTGCAAATTTAGTTGGTGCAGATTTATTTGGTGCAAGTTTACGTGGTGCGAGTTTATATGATGCAAATTTAGAAAGTGCAAATTTAGTTAATGCAGATTTAGAAGGTGCAAATTTAGAAGGTGCAGATTTGCGTGATGCAAATTTATTTGGTGCAAGTTTACGTTATGCAAATTTAGAAGGTGCAGGTTTACGTTATGCAAATTTACGTAATGCAAATTTATATGGTGCAGATTTAGAAGGTGCAAATTTAGAAGGTGCAAAATTTTAACAATTAATAAAATGGAAGATTACTATTCACCAGATGGAATACCTTCCTATTGGGAGGAAAATGAACAATCCCTCTCTGACAAATATCAGAGAGAGGAAGATGAAGCAATGGAGGAAGGTGCTTAGTTACTTCTTTCTTTTCTTACGAGCTTTTCCAGCATAACTTAGAGCAATAGCAACAGCTTGTTTTTGCTTCATCTTTGGATGTTTTTTAAGTTCGTAAGAAATATTTTTTGAAATTGTTTTACGAGAAGAACCTTTTTTTAATGGCATATCAGTATATGTTAGTGTGTATTTTTAATTGAATTTACAAATAATAACTTTAAAAAACAAATGGCTAAAACAAAAATAAATCCAAAACAGATTGACGATATATATATATTTGAGGTAACTGCTCAATTCCTATTAGACCATGCAGAGGAAAATATTCTTCCTGCTTGGTGGTGTACTAGAAAGTTAAAATCGAGTCTTAAAACCACCTTAGAAGAGTTAAAAAAGGCTACATAAATTCCTTTTGTTGACAGAAAAGTACAAGCCACATCAGAGATGGTTGACCAACAGATTACAGGCTCTATACTTGCAGAGCAAAATATGAGGCTCTCGTTAAAGTTTGGAAAACTTTCTGATAATGAGAAGTTCAGATTTCAATGCCAGTACGAAAACCTATTAGCACAGTTTAATTTATCTATTGACTAAAATCTACTAATTGAAAGTATAAATTAGTAATAAAAGTTAAACCTAACGGATTCGTTACCTTTAAAAATAAAACATAATAATGGAAGAAAAACAAGTAATAGCAGTTTGGTTTAGTTGTGGCGCTGCATCTGCGGTAGCAGCTAAAAAAACAATAGAAAAGTATGGGGAAACTCACAATGTAATAGTTGTTAATAATCCAATAGCTAATGAACATGAGGATAATATCAGATTCCTAAGGGACGTAGAAAAATGGTTAGGTCTTGAAATTATATTTGCCACAAACAGTAACTTCCCCAATTGTGATATAACTGAGGTGTTTAATAAGAGGAAATATATAAGTGGTGTTTTAGGCGCTCCATGCACAGTAGAGTTAAAAAAACAAGCACGTTACCAATTTGAAGCAAATAACAAAATAGATTATCACGTTCTTGGATTTACTGTTGATGAAAAAGAAAGAAGTGATAGGTTTGTTAAATTTGAAAGAGATAACTTAATACCAGTACTAATAGAAGAAGGTATATCTAAGTCAGATTGTTTTAATATCTTATTAGATGCAGGAATAGAACTTCCAGAAATATATAAGTTAGGTTTTCCAAACGCAAACTGTATCGGGTGTGTTAAGTCTCAATCTCCAACATATTGGAATCTTGTTAGAGATAAATTTCCTGACATATTTCAAGACAGGTCGGAGCAAAGTCGAAGAATAGGTGCAAAACTTGTAAAATTAAAGGGTAAAAGAATTTTTCTTGACGAATTAAAGCCATCAGACAAGGGTGGGAGAATAAAAAGCTGGGAGTGTGGAATATTTTGTGAGACAAACATAAAAAAAATTTAAGAACATGAAATTTAATTTTAAGAAGTTCGGTGAGGCAATTAAACTCAAAAGAACTGATGGTAAAACTACGCATGATAAGCCATACTCTATTAAAGCACTGTCAATTCATCTTGGCATATCCATCACGAATATTTTTAGAGCAGAGATTGGTAGGAGCATAAACTCAGAGGATTTGATTATCTTAGGCAAATGGGCTGAATTAGATTTATATGATTTTTTGGAAAATAGTTGAATAATTTTTCATAAAACTTGACTTTATCGATTAACTTTATTAAATTTATATTATGGTAGAAATTAGAGAAGACCTTTATACCCAACTTGAATACTCTAAAATCATAGGAAAAACTCCTGCAAGAGTAAATCAGTTAGTAAAAGCTGGTCTATTAAACATCATGAAAGTTAAAGGTACTGTGCTAATAAAGGTATCTTAGTTTTAAATAGTAAAAAATACTTGATTTGGTAGTGCTTATTGAGTAATTTTGTAAATAATAAAATTATCGAGGAACGCCTCGAACTGATAGCAAGCACTACACCCGAAAGGGGCTATCAAGTTCGGGGCGTTTTTCTTTTATAAAAAAATGTCCAAACGCAACACTTTTGTTAGCCACGTAGAAGGAGCAATCTACTTAAAACTCCATCAAGATTTCTTACACATCTGCAATTATGACCATTGTGAGGCATTCTTATTAAACTATTATGAATATCGTTACAATATAATTCGCTCATCTGTTGAGGATAAAATTGCTACTAATAAGAACTTTAAGCCGTCAGTTGACGATTGCTTCTTAGAGTTAAGTCCAATGTATTTACAGGAGGCTACTCTTGGATTGTTTGGAAGGACTAAAATTATTCAAGCAAACGAGAGCCTATTTAAGAAAGGATTTATAACTATCATGACAAATTTTAAAACAATAACTAAGATTTGTTTGAATATTGACTTCTTAAATTCAAAACTGAAAAGCATACAATTTATTGATTTAAAAGAAGGTTATAAAAGCCATATTTTAAAGAAAAAGAAGTCACCCTCTTGTTCAGAAACGAATAAGAAAGACCAAATCTCTTGTTCAGAAACGAATAAGCCTTGTTCAGAAACGAATAAGAAAGACCAAATCTCTTGTTCAGAAACGAACACAATAAGTAATAAACAAAAAAAAGAATATAATAATAATATTTCTTCTGTCGAAGATTCAAACAATAATAATAGCAATTATGATAGCAATCATGCTGATAATGTGTCTGTAAAACTGTATGAACAAAATATAGACGGGAATTGCACTTTTCCAATATTGGATAGTACTGAGCCAATATACGATGTTAAAACTAAAGAAACTCAAACAAAAGTAAAGGAAAAGAAGCCTTCTAAGTACGATGCCAACCCCGAAAGGTTTAAATTCATCAATGAGAAAACAAAAGAATGGAATCTTACAGCCTCAGATGATATAAAAATAAGACCTCCAAGAAAGGGAGAAAAGGAAAGTAACAATTGGGTAATTAGTAGGCTATATGATAAATTTGGTTTAGAGAAAGCAGAGATAATTTTTAATTATGTTATGAGCAAAGGTAATTATCGACAGCCTCACGGATTATTAAGTACAAAAAATGTTCAAGATGCCTTAGCTTCATACCAAGACCCTAACGACGAACAGCCTCGCTTCCTGATTGATTTTTGGAAGACAATGCGAAGATTCTCTGCACCAGATAGTTTAGAGCCATTTGAACTTGATTTCAATACTGAGGATGCTTTATATGCAGCATGGGAATGGTATTTTAAAGGAAAAGGACTTGAAGGTGGAGAATTAGTAAAAGCAGTAAGGGAAAAAATTAAACAAATAAATCACCCACGTTTTAACAAATACTAATATGTACCTATTCGGAATCTATTACGTCCTGCCTCTACTTTTGTGTTTAGTATTCTCTATGTTCAAAATACATGACGAGGAATATTATGAAATGGTTGAAAAAGACTACGGAGATTATGTATATATACACTTGTATATATCCTTCTGCCCACTCATTAATACAATATTTGTCTTAATATTTATTAGAGATATTTTCAAATCAAAATAATTTGTTTACCTTTGCACATAATAAAACAAAAAAAATGAAATATTTTAAATTAGGTCAAACAGTTTACCATTATGAGTATGGTCAAGGAGTTATTACTAAAATAAGTAATTGTGCATATTACCCTATTACAGTAAAATTTAAAAATTATACACTTACTTTTACAGTAGATGGCAGGCGGATTTTTGATGGAACAACTACTCTATCTCAAACACAAATTGCTAAAGTAGTAAATGTGCCTTTAGATGAATATGTACCTTTTACTTTTGAAGATAAAGAATTATTAAAAGGGAAATGGATTAAACATAAAAGAGATTCATCACATATTTTAATTAATTATATAAGTGATACAACAGTGGGTATTGATGGAAGTTACTATACATACGAAGAATTATTTAGAGATTTTGAATTTATAGATGGAAAACCTTGTGGGCATGAGATATGATTTTTAATCAAAATAATTAATTCAGTTATAACAAAACAAACAAAATGAAAAGAGAAGAATTAAATCAAAGATTAGACCAATTAGAAATTCAGTTTCAAGAAAACAGAAACAAAGAGATTAGATTATATTGTGTTAGTAATAATTATTACAAAATAGGAGACAAGTTTACAGACCATATCGGTACTATTTTAATTGAGAGGATAAATTATTCTCTTACTAAATTCTGTTGCGTTTATTATGGCATTGAATTAAAAAAAGATGGCACACCAAGAAAGGATAATAGTAAACGTGAAGCATGGCAGTCAAACGAAATAAAACTTTAAGAAACATGGATTACTTAAAATTAGATATTAAAAGTGCAAAATATTGTAAGGAATTATATGAGCATATTAAAGAGAAAGAAAGCAAACCTTCAATGGAATGGATTGCATTCGACCATGATAGGCTAGAATCAAGACCTAAAGAATACGGCAAATACCTAATATGTAGAAAGGATGGTAAAATCCACTGGGAGACTTGGAATGGCACTGGTTGGGCTTACAACCACAATGAAATTAGATATTACGCATTAATTATTCCTGCTCAAAATTAAAAAATGAATCAGCTAGAAAAAACAAAGAAAAGTATTGATTTGATGTTTGCAGCCGCCGTTTTAATTAACACAGCTGCTCTTCATTTTAAAACAGATAATAATCTGTATAAGCATAAAACTAAAAGATTAATCAACGAACTCTACAATGAAAGTGTAAGACTTTTGAAAGAAAAAGATTTAATCAAGGAAACACTTAGTTCTGAAGAAAAAGCAAAAGAACACAGTTTAAAGTATAATGTTGAGGTAGATACAGAATCAGCAGTAGAAAACTTTGAAGATAATAATGATTTATTGGTTAAATTAATAGCTGTATATATTAAAGCATCAGATTATTCTAAAGTAATCGACAGTTTAGTTATAGTAAATCAGTTATTAGAAGACAAAAAAGTTTATACAGAAATAGAAGTATTAGATAAACTTAAAACTGCTATTAATGACCATTGTAATTATCAAATTAACGAGGAAAATTTAAAGAAATATTTATGAAAAAGGAAAGATTAATTGTCTCTAATTATTTAACTTTAAACAACTAAAAAGATGTCACTGGACGTATATTTAATAAGAAAAAAGTTTGTTACCTACGATATGGTAACTTTCACTGAAGAAGAGGAAGTGCTTTATGAAGCCAACATTACTCATAATCTTAATAAGATGGCTGAAGCAGTTGGTCTTTATGAATACCTTTGGAGACCAGATGAGATTGGAATAACCCAAGCCAGTCAACTTATCGAACCATTATTAATAGGTCTCAAGAAATTAAGAGAAGAAGAATTGTATTTACAAACTTTAAATCCATCAAACGGATGGGGTAATTATTATGGCTTAGTTGAGTTTGTAAGACTATATTTAGATGCTTGTAAAGAATTTCCTAGCGCAGAAATAAAGATATGGCGATGATTTCAATTTTTAAGAACCTTTGGGATAAAGAAAATCCCCATCACATCACAGTTGATTTAGCCCTCCAAAGAATCAAGACTGGAAAGTCTAAAGAAACTGTTGAGAAGATTAGACTAGAGAATGATAAGGATAAACAAGATGCACTAAAAGCTAAATTGCCGTGCGTTTGTTTTTCAGGCACTTTCTCTAAAAGATTTGACCGTGACTTAATCGAGCATAGTGGTTATATCATCTTGGATTTTGATGATGTTGACGTTCAGGAAACCATGAGTGAGATGTGTGGATTTGATTTCGTAAAGGCAGCGTGGGTTTCCCCTCGTGCTAATGGGGTAAAAGTCCTCTGTGTCGTGTCCAATCCATCTAAGCATAGAGAACACTTCGGAGCATTTTTAAAACGCTTTAAAATAGATAAAAGTGGAGTTAATGAATCAAGAGTTTGTTATGAGTCTTACGACCCTAACATTTATATTAATCCTAACCCAGTTCCGTTCACTGAATTGGTGGAGAATGAAGTAGTTCAATCACAGTCAACTGACATTCAAAAGTTAGTATCTTGGCTTGCAAAGGACTCAAAGCACTTTGTTCAAGGAGAGCGTAATAAGTTCATTTTTACCTTAGCCTGTGCCTGTTGCCGTTACGGAATTGACATTGAAGAAACACAGTCATTCTGTTACTACGAGTTCTACCAAAACTCTACAGACTTTTCAAAGAGAGAAGGAGATAAAGCGATTGAATCAGCATACAGGACTGAGAAGAAAAACTTTGGAACTGTATCTTTCTCGAAGGGAGAATTGGTCGACAGCAAAGGAGTTAAGGCTGACTTTGAGATTAAAGCAGGAGATAGGATTAAAGATGTTATTTATTACGATGATGCTGATAGCGATGTAGATGATATAATCGAGAACGGTTACAAGAATATACTTGGAATCGGTGTGCCATTGATGGATTATGCTTTTAAAGAGAAGAGAGGTCAAACCAATTTAGTTACTGGTTATGGCAATCACGGCAAGTCTACTTTTTATAAGTGGTATCTTGTATTTAGAGCAATTCTATTTGGAGAGAAGACAGTATTCTTTGCACCCGAAGAAGATGGAGCAGAGGGATTTTACCTTTCAATAATGGAACTTTACTTAGGTGGAGGATTAGCTAAGAATCAAAAGTATTCTAAGGATGAGATTAAAGAAGCAAAGCAATTTGCCAAAAATCATTTCTTCTTTATATATCCCGAAGAAGTAAATCCAACACCACAATACATTAAGGAAAGATTCATGTACTTGATGATTACTGAAAAGGCTGACCGTTTAGTTATTGACCCTTTCAATCAGATGTATAATGATTACAAATTAGCTGGAGGTAGAGATGATAAATATCTCGAATTAGTCTTGGGAGACTTCAATAGGTTTACAAGAGATAATGATATTTTCTTTACCATCATTGCACATCCAAAAACGCCTCAGAAGAATAAAGAAGGCGGATACGACGCTCCGACAGAATATGATTTGGCACAGGGGGCAATGTGGAACAATAAGATGCACAATATTTTGGCATACCATCGACCTGAAGCGTGGAAAGACCCTCAGTCTTCAGAATGTGAACTCCATTCTCGCAAGGTTAAATTGAATAAAATTAACGGTAATCGAGGCATGATTTCTTTCGAATATGACTTTGCCAAGAGAAGGTTTCTTTTTGATGGCAGAGATTATATGGAGGCTCACAGGAAACTGGCCATTACAGAAGCAAAAGTTGAAGTTTCCCAAACAGCAAATATTTCTAATTTTGAGAATGAAGTGAAGGCTTCAGAAGGCAAACTTCCAGAAAGCAAAACTTTAGAAACAATCATTTCCTTACCTCATTCAGAATTTAGCGACATTCCATTTTAATGAAAACTTTCTAATGAAACAAGACTATCAAGAAGCATTAATATTCCTAAAGAATCGAGGGTGGTTGATACAAACTACCCTCGTTGGGAAGAAGGTCAAGTTCACTACCTATAAAGATGAACAACCACTGGTTATAAACGGAGAAGCAAAAGTTTCTTATTGTGATTTCACAAAAGGATTCTTAGATGTGGTAAAGCAAAAGCATATCAATTTGTATGAATATTTAAAAAAGTTAGAACAATGAATTTTATGACACTGTCAGAGGCTCTTCAAAAGAAGCAAAAAGAAATGGAAGCGTTTGATTCGCTACCGCAAACCGTTCAAATCGAACTGTTGAAAACAAATCACAACAGCGTATTTACTGCTCACATGAAAGACGGCAGAAAGATTGTGAGAGGTGACGAAAGTGACCAAAAGGAAATGAAAAAATTCTTTAAAAATTATCCTCCACTTGGCGTTGATTGGGTAGAGTTTCACAAATAATTAGATTAAAATCCAACAAATACTTGCATTTTTAAATAGAATGTATTAATTTTACAGCATAATCTTTTTAATTATTATTTTTACACTAAATTATTTTTACAAATGGCAGAGTTAAATAACGAGTATTCATCTCGTGAAATCGTAAATTATCAAGTATCAGGGGCTAAGAAGAAGCTCTATCACGCAAGCAAAGAGCCAAAGGATGGCTACGTTAAGATTGAATTGGATTCTGGTAAAGTTACCTACCACAGATACGTTCAAGGTCTTACTGGAAAGATGATTAAGTTAGTCTTCAATGATGGGGACTTCGGCAAGAGACTTAGATTCCTGCTTACTGATGAGACCCAAACCTCAGCAGTTGACTTAGTCTTAGATACCGCAGCCTACCGTGCTTTCATTGATGCTACTTACAACGCAGACTTCTCTAAAGAATTGGCGATTAAGTTCTACGACAAGAAAGTTCAAGACAAGGTCTATCAGAACTGTTTCGTCTACTACCCGAATGATACAATCATCGAGGCAGGTAAAGAGAAAAACGTAACACCAAATCGCTTAGATAATAGCGAATGTCCAAAAGGCAAGTTGTCTAAGGCAGGAAAGTGGACTTTCACAGAGCAGGAAGAATGGTACTACGAGAAGGCAGAGGAGATGATTTCTCGCTTTGAGAAGTTCAAATTAGCTTCTAAGAGCGAGGTTAAGAGTAGTCCTATTGAGAAGCCAAAGGTGTTTGCTACAGACGATTCTGGGCTTCCTTTTTAATGAAGACAATAGATGAAATATTAAAGGAAAGAGATAGTCTCGGTGAGGCTATAGAATCCTTAATTCGTGCTTTCGAGGAAAGTAACGGAATTACAGTAAAAAGTATAAAGATTGAGAGTCAAGGAATAGACTTAGAAGTAAAAGTTAGCTTATCAAACATTTTTGAATAATGCAATATAATAGAGAAACAGCAAAGGAACTCGGATTGAAGTATAACCTTTCTTATTTTACCTTAAATCGTTGGAGAAAGTTGGGATTTATTCCCGATATGTATTCTTCAAACCAAGATCGATTAATACAAGGAATGACAATTCGTGAGGCAAAGAACTTCTGCCGATTAAGAATAGTTGACATCCAAAACCTCTTATATTTAGAGAGTGGAAGCGAAAAGAGACTCTATGATAGAGTTTCTATCTCATACTGGTTCTCAGGCAAAAGGAAGCCACGAAGAGAATGGCTATTCAATATCTTAGATAGAAAGATTACAGAAAGGAAAGACTTTATAAACAAACTCAACAATGTTGAACTATAATGAACAAACAAGACACATTAAAACCACAGTCACAGACTGATTGGGCTGAATATAATCCTAATGGCTTAAAACCTACCATCCTGTGGAGGAGAATGAACCATCAAGGACACCGTTATTACTATGCTGAACAAGATGGTGATATTATAATTGCCTGTGGCATTACTACTGCCATCGACCGTGCATTTGGAGAGTCTAAATTCCTAAGAGAATGGAAAGACAGCCGACCAAATTGGAAAGAACAATTAAGCCTAATGGCTGATTATGGAACACTTTGTCACATTGGCTTTGGTTTCCTATGTAAGAAAGAAGCCATTCCGTCATATATCATTGAGATTGCTGATGAGAAGTTCAACAAGAAGGAACAGTTCAAGAAAGATATGATGTCTCTCAAGAAATTCTTGAAAGATTACGAAGTTGAAGTAATTTTCTTAGAAGGTATTTTAGGCTCTCATTATCCTACGCCTTACGGTAAAGCATGGATTTGCTCTGCAATAGACTGCTTCTGTAAATTGTCTTATAAAGAGAAGTCTACTGAAACGGTAGAGGATGGCGAATACGTAAGAGGAGATAAGAAAGGTCAAATGAAATACAAGGACGTAAAAACTGAGAAGAGAATAGAAATGTATGCTATTGTTGACTTGAAATCTAATTATGACCATAAAGAAGAAAAGCAGTTCTTTGAGTCTCATAAGTATCAATTATTATTCGGCAAGAGAATCATTGAAGAGCATCTTGGAATACAAGATATTAAGATGTTTAACATCTCACCTTTGGGATGGAATAAAGAGCCAAAATACGAGTTTAAAGAACATTTAGACAAGGAGAATAGATTTGGCTTCACCGACAGTCAAAGACTCGAAGCAAGGCTTAATTTAGCCGTTATGGAGGGTCTTGTAACACCATCTGGAGAGTTTATGGAAATCAATGACAAGATTGACTTTGAAAGCGAGATTGACTACAGGATTTTGAACTATGAAGATAAGGCAAGGGAGGTCTTAATGCAATTGTAATTATGATAAATATCCCTGTTTCAATTATTACGATACAACTATTTATACTCCTTTTGCAAGCAATGGTTTCTGTAAATGCTTATGTGAAAAAAAGTTATTTGTTAGCCTGTATTGCTAGCTTTGGATTAGGCACTTCAATTATATTAATTATTGATGAGTTTATGATAGTTTTTAATAAATTTATGATACTTTTTGATAAGTTTTATAGTTAAAAAAAGCCCTCTATAATGTTTAGAGGGCTTTTGTTATTTGAATCTTTGATTTTTGACTTCTATTTGACTATTCAGATTCTTGTAGAAAGTTCTGATTCCTCCTTTATCTACATACACAACTGGACTCATCTTCTTAGAAACTTCCTTCGCTAAACTTCTTATCTCTCCACTAAGTTTATCAAAGTTTCCAATCCCATTTGCTTGCATCTTTTGGATTACAAAAGGATTCATTTGTGGAGTGACTTGGTTTACAACTCCAATCTTAAAGTTCTCAATTACTTCTTGTCGTGTTGGTCTCTTGCCAAATACAGTCTCCATTTGAGTCATATCTGCCTTAGAAAATACTGCCTCCTGTGGGTGGAGAATTGCTTGCCAACCCCCTTTATTATCTACTACTCTTTGTCCTTTTAAAGCTACTGATGTATCATCAGTTCCTTTTTCAAATCCAAGACCGTTAGCAATTCCATTTATAGGAATATTTAGTGGAATATTAGTTACATTTCCTTGTATCTGTTTCAATAAATCATTTACTGCTCCTAATTCTTGTGCTAATTTCCTATAAGCCTCAGTTCCTTTTGCACCAGTATCTTCCATTGCCTTAGTTATATCTTGAGAATATATTTTAAGCAACTCTGTTAATATCTTATAACTTGTAGCAATATCATCATTTTTCTTATTTTCTAAAGCTAATAATGCAGCATCATTATCTGATTTTGCTAATATTTTTGCTGCGTCCCTTACTGCTTCTGCTTCATCTTCTTTTGCTTTTCTTTTTGCTGCCTCTGCTGCTATATCTATATTCTTTTGCTTTTCTCTTTCAATTTCTTTTCCAGCGAATGCAATAGCAGCTAATTCTAAATTATCTCTAATTGTTTTTTGAATTGTCTCTGTAGCACTATATTCTTTTCTTTTTTGACCTTCAGAGTTTACAATAAAAGTTAATTCATCATTATACCAACCTTGTAATTTTGATAACTGCTCATCACGAGCCTTTATTGAGTCATTAATAGCTTTAATTTCTGCATCAGACATATCAGCAGTTATAGCCTTAGATGCTAAAGGAAATGCTTGTTCTATCTGAAGTCTTTTAGCTGCAAACTCTGCTCTTACACTTGATAATGAGTCCTCATTTTTTATTAATGCTTCTAATTGAGCAGAACCTGCTGCTGTAATATCTAGCGTTTCTTTATTATATTTCTGAGAGCTTTTTATGGATTCATAATCATATTTTTTATTTATTGATGCTACTTCTGCATTATAAGCATCATCAATACTTTTTAATGTATCTTGATATGTTTTATCTATTGATTCTTTTCTTTTTGCATACAAGTCGTTCTCTTTGCTAACAGCCGTTTCATAAGTTTTTTGAATCTGTTGCCCACGAGTTATTTCTGCTTGAATTAATTCATCTACTGAACGACCACTCATTTCGATTATTAATCTCCATGAATCTAATGATGTATTTATTCCAGAAAGATTACCAAAATCAAATGCTGGAATGTTTAATATACTCTCTGATAAACTTTTTACTGAAGATGATAAAGTCCATAAATTTTTCATTACAATATCTAATCCTAAATCATCTGATAATGTTGTACGAATTGTTCCTGTACCTACCTTTATGTCGCCATACGCTTCCCTAATATCATCAAGTCTTGAAATTAATTTATCTACTCCTTTTTCTACTACTGATAAATAATCATTCAATTGATTAGTAGCTTTCTCTAACATTGCTGCATTTTCTCTCTCAGTATTTTGCCCTAATGTTTTTATAGTATTATATAAATATGCAATACCAGTTAATCCAGCAGATAAAAAATCTCCTTTAATTACAGACTCAGTTATAGAGGTTATTGCTGAAATTCCTTGTTTAACAATATTTATTGATGCTTTTCTGTTTTCTATTTGTGCTTTAGTAACTACATCTGTTGTTTTAGACATAGATTCATCTAAAGAAGAGTTTAGTGCATCAAGAAAAAAATCAATTGCCTTTATTGAAATTTCATAGGCTTTTTTTTCTTTTTCTGATTGTTTATCTATTTCTTCTTTTTTCTTCTCTGTAAGAAATTCAGCCAATTTTATCTTTAAAGCTGTTATTTCTTCTTCTAATTTTAGTATTACTGCTTCTTGATTCTTATAATCTTCTGTATTTTCTTTTTTAAGAAGTGCCATCTTAGCAAGTTTCATCTTTTCTGCGAAGATTTGCTTTTCTATTAATGCTTGATTTTCTCTTAATATACTTTCATTTTCTTTATTTTGTATATCTATAACTTCCTTAGAGTTTTTAGCCTTTGATATTGCTTGCAAAATCCTAAGTTTATCCATTAACTTATACTTATCTTCTTCAAGTTTTATAGTCTCTTTGGCATTATCTTCATCAATTTTCTTTAAATTTTGTGCATTTTTTTCAGCTATTTTTGATTTATTTTCTTCTATATCCCTAAGTGCTTTATCAATTCCCCTACTAAAATCAACCCATTTTTCTCTACTTTCAATATCTTTTTTATCATACTCTCTTGTTAAATTTGCAGAATCTTCTCTATATTTATTTTCTATTTTTTGCAATTCTTTTACCTTAATAGTTTGACTTCCTTTTGCATTATTAACCCTTAATTCATCGTATTCTTTCTCTAAATCAAGAATTTTTTGTTGATTTTCACGAGTCTTTTGTTCTGCCCTAAGAGCATTTGCTTGGTCTAATATAGCTTTTTGCTTATCAGTATCAGTTTTGTATTTCAAAGCTATCTCTTTACCACCCTTTCCACCTTCTTCTGCTATTTTATTAGTATTCTCATTAGACCTATAACCAAACTCTTTATCAAGTGCAATTATTGCATCAGTAAATTGTTTTCTTGTTTCAAATCCTTTATTTTCCCATTTTTCTGTAATTGCTTGTCTTTTTTTATTATAATCTTCTAATAATGTTGCTGCATAATCATTACTAACCTTTTGAAGTAATAAATTATATTGATTATCTTGAGCAATTAACTTATTTAACTTGTCATTACTATGCTTTTTAGAATTTTGGGATAATAATTCAGCACCTAGTTGCTCGGTATATTCATCTTGAAATCCTTTTTTCTTTAATTCTATTTGTTTCGCTTGATAAGCCTTTTCATTTTCTAATCTTTGTTGATTTGCAATTTGTTCTTCAGCTATTTGGAGTTTAACATCAGCAACTTTGTCAGCAACTTTCGCTGCTAATTTTTCTTGTGCCATTAATCTTATCTTTCTATCCATCTCATTATTAGCAAAGAATAAAGCCTTTCTTACTTCATCATGGGTTGCTTTTTCTGCATCTAAGTGTCCAAAGTATTCTGGATATTTTTTAATTAACTGACCAATTTGTAATTTATATCCCTCAGTTCCTTCAGTCAAACCGAGAACACTTTTAGCAGTTACATTTAATTGAGCTTGTTTTGATATTAATCCCTTTACCTCTGAATCATTAGCTTTTACATTTTGAAGGGTAAACTCTTTTGCTTCATCTACTCCATCTGAATATAGTTGGTATGCTGTAACTAATGCTGTTATACCTAATAAAGCAAATCCAAAAGGGTTAGCAGCCAATGTAGCGTTAAAGCTCCTTGCTGCGGTTGTTGCTGCAATTTGAGCTTCTGTTTCCGCAATGGTCATACCTATATATGCTTCAGTAGCTAATATAGCTTCACCTTTTATAATTAATCCAATCTTTTGTATTCCATTCCAAATAACAGAGGTAGCAGAGTTTTTTCTAATAATTAATTCATAGGCAGTCCAAGCTATAACTGCATTACTAACTATATCAATAGTTTTTTTTGTAGCTGATTCAGTACCAAATAATGCTTTAAGTATATTTGAACCAAAATCAATTACACTTTTTGCTGTACCATTAAATTGGTCTCCAATATTAGCTAATGCGAAGAATAAAGATTCTTTTAACTTATCAATACGACCTTGAACTGTATTTGCCATAATTTCCATAGACCCAGCAAATATGCCACCCTCTTTTCCTGCTGATAAAATTGCCTTTTGAAACATTTCAAAACTTACTTTTCCGTCTGAAATGTCTTTTTGAAGTTCTTGAACAGACTTCCCAGTTTGTTGAGACATTACTGCAAGTAATGGGAATCCTGTCTCAGTAATTTGACGAACCTCAGTACCCATTAATCGTCCAGTAGCTTGAACTTGAGAGAAAGCATAAATCAACCGTCCAAGTCTACCATCTCCACCAAGTGCAGCAGCACTATTCCCAAGAGATTCAAGAATTATTGGGATTTCTCTCCCTATGGTTTCACTTGATGCACCAGCAGCTTTAAATGAACCTACTAGTTGACTTGAAGATTTAATTACCTCTTCAAAGTTTAATGGAGTTTCTACTGTAAACTTTTTTAAGTCTTCTACAAGTTTATTTCCATATTCTCTACCCAGTAGGTTTTTCATTGAAAGTCCAAAAGACTCTACCTTAGACTGTGCCTCAACCATTTGTTGAGCAAATGAGCCTACAGAAAATGCCCCAAATAACCCTAATAACTGAGAACGTAAACCTGTTAAAGAGCCAAGTGATGAAAATAATCCATTAGTTGCTTTAGACGCTTGATTAGCTTGTGTTGTAACATTTCCTAAAGATGTAGCAGTAGCATTTGCAGTTGTAGTATTTTGTCCTAAACTTGTTGACAAATTCCTTGCAGATGCAGCAACAGAAGTTAGACTTAACTGTATTTGAGAAAGTTGTTTAGACAAGTCTACAAATCCCTGTAAATTTACTTCGGTATTTAATCTAATACTATCTGATAAGTTCGCCATTCTATTTGTGTGGTTCTAATGCTTTGTTGTGTGCTTCTATTTCCTCGTTTACGAGTTCTGTATAGTTGAGATAATCGAGAATACTTTGGTGTTCGATTTCTTTTTGACTAAGTTTAATATACTTCGATATATTTTTACAGGACTCAACGAACTTTCTCCAAACTTTAGCGTTTCCAAGAGCCTTTTCGTTTTTAAAATATCGAATGTCAGTAGGTCTTGGTCTGACTTGTATAGATTCATCTCTTCTGGTGTCATCGTCTCCTTTGCCCAATACGGAGTAAAATCCATTAATCGTTGAAGCCAATCCATTGAAGGCAGTGATGAAAGTTTCCAAAAAAAAACCGTAAATTCATCGCCATTTGGAGCATCCATAGCTGCTTGGAATATCTTAATCTTCTCAGAGTTATGCTCTAAATCTACTGTGTATGGATTCTCATTCTGTGTCATAATTGCCAAAGAACAAGCCTCTAACATTGCTCCTACGTAGTTGAAATTCCTTTTATGCTCTTCATATAATCTCAGGGTAACTAATGCCTCATCGAGCTTTGTACTTACTAATCTTGAGTCATTTGCAGAGTTTCTTGTTTCTTCTAACTTCTCAATTACTTCATTAATATAATCTGTTGATACTTCCTTGCTCATTCCAATCTCACGCCAAAAACGCATATTCTCTTGGTATTGTAAGAAGCGTTCCGCAGCCATCAATGTTAATCCTTTTGCAAACACAAAAAACTTGATTGTGTTTATTTCAAATATCGGGTCTCTTGAAATGATTCCCTTTTCTAATGCTTCCGTGAAATCAGCACACGGTGTATTGTACTTTTCAATTAATGTCATAAAATCTTATGAGTTAAAATAATAAATCGCTGTAATTAATTCTTAAATTCAAGTCAAATTCAAAGGCATAGCCTTGAAATGGTCTATCTATGTTTCTTTCAAAATATTTATCGTAAATTTGTTGACTTCCAAACGAGAGTTCAATTGGCAACCAATCGTAATCGTCAAATGATTCAATAACTCTTGCAAGGTTATCATACTCATCAGTAATCATAACCATCTTTACTGCTAATGGAATTGACTTTGATTTGTCAATAGTTACCGTGCCATCTATCAAAAAGAATATTAAAGTTCCATCTGAGTAAACTATTGGGTTTACTTTAAAGTCATTTACTCTTCTAATAATAGAGTCACCTCTACTATCAGTTGCTTCCACAAAGCCTTCGATTTGTAATCTCTTATCGCAAAACTTATTGTTTATTGCCTGTTTTAAGTCGTCTATCTTTATCATACTACTAAAGTCTTGCTACTTGTTTAAATTTTGCCATTACCCTTACTAATTGTGATGGACTCAACTGAAAACCTATACCAGTTTTAGCTTCTTGGATTTCAGCTAATTCTGCATAAGTTATACCTTTTCCTTGCACTTTATTATTTGTAAATTCAATAGTACGAGCGAATGTCAAATTCTTTTTATTAATAGATTTTGTTTTTTTAATTATGAAATTCTTGTGTAGATTTCCAGATAAAAATAAATTATGAATGCCAGTTGGTCTTGCACCATCTTTGTACTTTCTTCTTGCTCTTGCATGACTTTTAGAGTATCTACCATCTAATGGAGATGAATTAGATACACGATAAGTACCATCAGTTAATTGACCTATTTTAACCCTATTTAAGATAGTTTCTCTTGCTAATTCAACGGCACTATCTACAGCAACTTGATAATCTTCCGACCTCTTCTCAAGTTGAAGTATTAATCGCTCTATGCCACTTACGTCTAATGTAAACATAAAAAGGTTATAAAAAATTAAGGTTATGCTGGAATTTCATATTTTGGATATACTCTTACAGTCACTTCGCTCGATATTCCTGTTTTAAAAGGAATGTATCCAGTCTTATCTTCTTCAATATCAACTTTCTTACACATATTTCCATCTAAGTAAAGTTCTACTGAAATGTCACCCAAGCACCATCTATTATTACATATAGTAAAAGTATATCTCTCTTCGTCATTTACTGATATATTTTCATTGGTAAATTCGTAATTGCATTCAAATACTTTTCTACCCAAACTATCTGTCAATTTAAACATTTTAAGAACATTTTTTGCATTAAATATACGCAAAAAAAATTATATTTCAAAATCTTTGAATAGTTTATTAATTAAAGGGATACCAAGTGGTGGGAGTCCCTGAAATATAAAAACAAGTTTTCTTGCTTTTATAGAACAGATTTAGATAGCAAGGCAATTATAACAGTAGGTATAACTACTTTTATGAAACAAGTTAAAAATAATAACACTACATAGGCGTAGTTTTATGCAAACAATATAAACATTTACTTGTGAAAATATATACAAAAGCTATTGCTTTTTAGAAATAGCTTTTGTATATTTGTATTCACTTAAAACAAAAATAAAATGATAAAATTATTTGATTTTCAAGAAAAAGAAGTAAGAACTGTTGAGATTGATGGTGAAATTTGGTTTAGTGGAAAAGATGTATTTTCTGTTTTAGATTTAACGTGGAAAGGGACAAATGATTTAAAAAGTAGATGTATTTCTTCAGATTGTATCTGTAAAAGAATTAGAACTACTAGAGGAGGAAGTCAAGAAATTACTTTTATAAATAAAGAAGCAGTTGCTTTAATATCTTTACAATGTAGAAAATTAACTATTTCTAATAGAAACTTATTTTTCAAATATCTAGATATTCAAGAATCCGATTTAAAAATAAATCGACCAGAAACTATTTTTATAAACTCATTAATTCCAATTTTAAAAGGATTTGGAGTATCTTATTTTATACAATATCCTGTTGGAAAATATAAAGTAGATATTTATGTCCCAATAATAGGTTTTATTGAATATGATGAAAAAGCACATTTTAAAGGTATTAATATTGAAGAAGATGCTATTAGAGAAAAAGAAATTCAGTTTATTTTAAATGAACCATTTTTAAGATGCAAAGAAGGGAATGAAGATTTATTTTTACAAGAAATAGTAATAAGACTTTCTGTAATAGGTGTAAATACATTATGTGATGGGGTAAAAAAAGCATTAAAAGAAAACGATATGACAAAAGCATTTGAGCTTTTGAATATTTATGAAAAATATAAAACTAACCGATTAGTGAAAATGGAATCGAACATACTATAGCTGCAAAAACTTCTTTAGAACTTGCACAACCATTATTTAAAAGACTGATGGAATTAGGTTTGGCTCAAAAACAATTAAATTAAATAAAAAAAATAAAAACATGAATGTTGAAATTTTGGAGGTTTTTGGTGATGATAATATGGTAGTAAGGTCAGCTCGCGTCTCCTACAATAAGGAAGCATCAAATTATACTGATGAGCAGAATGCCAAATTAATTAAGTACCTAATTGAACACAAGCATACCAGTGTATTTAGGCATCCTCAGTTACAGTTTAGAATTACTTGCCCGATTTATGTGGAAAGGCAACTTAGTAAGCATCAGACTGGGATGTCAATCAACTCTGTTTCAGGAAGATACGTTGATTTTTCTGATTCTTACACTACTATTAAAGAATGGAGAAGGCAATCTAAGTCGAGTAAACAAGGTAGTGAGGGAGTGATTGAAGAGCAGGATATCGCTTCTATGATTGAGCAAGAAGTTATTGAAAATTGCAAACTAGCTTATAATTCCTTGCTTGATTTAGGAGTTTCAAAAGAACAAGCTCGTAGTATTTTGCCTTTAAGTTTGAATACTACATTTATTTGGACTGGTAGCCTATTAGCATTTATCCATCTGTTTAATCTTCGTTTAAAGAAGGATGCTCAACAAGAAACTCGTGAGCTGGTTCAAGAGATGTTAGACCTAGTTAAAAATATTGATGGAAATCCTTTTAAAGAAACAATTAAAGCGTTTGGATATTAATTATGGAATACAAAGATTTTTATGAAGCAATGGAGTCTTTAAAAAATTTCTTTAAAGAACAAGATAAGTTAGATGCCGTCTTAAAGGTAATTTCACCAACTTCAACTGGGGTATGCGAGTTTGGAAATATATTTATAGACGATTATATCAGAATAATTGAAATAGCTTTAAATGATACAAACCAATGGGTGTCTTGGTTTGTATTTGAAAATGATTTCGGAAATAAAAAATTAGAAGTAAACTCAAATGGCATAGAATATGAAATTTCAAATGAAAAGCAATTCTTTGATATTTGCATATTAAACATAACTTGAACTTTGAGGAATAAGTGAATTTACGCCATCGCAAGACCAGCAGATTGAATCATTGAGTAGGTCTGAAATGTTTGTGATGGCTAAATTTAATCTCTTATAATATTCCTCCTTTAGTTCGGGCAATGTAAATTCACGAATCTCTTGAAAGTTAGCTGATGTGTACCAATTTCTCTTGTCAGAGTTTAGTTTACTATTTAGGATTTCAATTCCAAGTTTGTATTTAACAGCCTCGCCAAAGAACTCTTTGTATTCGCATAGAATTGCCTCAAGATTACATCTAATTGCCCCATTGATGCAAAATAGTTTTTCATAAACAGTATCGCTTGTGCCTGTGTTTATGTAGTCAATTTGGTCTACCTCTGTGAAGTCTAACTTTCCGTAATTAATCTCACAGTCAGATACCATCCAACAGCTACCACACATTTCTCCACAAGTAACTTCCATCAATACAGAATCAATATTGGTCAATGCTACAAATATTTCTGTAGTTAGTTGAGAAGAAAATGTCTCATCTATCTTTAAAGTATTCTTTCCTCTATTTAACTTAAAATCTTTTGAATAAAGTAATTGAGCAGTAACCATATCAAATACTTCAATCTTTACATCACCAAACTTATGTGCATATAATTCTATGGCTCTTAGTTGGTATTCGGTAAATTGATGATATGGTAATTCAATCTTATACCCAATCCTTTCAATATCCGTATATAGTTCTGTGTGTTTTTTCCCAGAATATGGTTTAGATTCAGATACAATGTGTTTAAAACTCTTTCTTTTCAAGAGTTCAATTTCTAAATCTTTCAAGAAGTTTTTATACGAGGAATCTCTTAGCTGATTAAAATAATCGCTAAACTTTTGTTGCTCATCATCTTTTAGGCTTTGAACTAAGTTCGCAGATACTCCCATGATATCATCTACCATCAAGTCTCCCGAACTACCACACAATCTTATTCCTACTTCTATACACATTTCTTTATTATTAAAATTTGCCAAGCGGGCATGGCGATTCGCTCCACAGTTTTGCTTCTATAATACAGCCACATCCATTTTCTCCTTCATGGTTTTTAGCAGGGTTACAATACCCTATTCCCAAAACAGATGAATATAATGGACAGTCCTTATTACATACTTTTTTCTTTTCTTTATATTCTACGCAGTCAGACTCTTGGAATAGTCCTAACTTGTAAAAAAGAAGGTTTTTGTATCCGTTATATATTTCTACTATTTGCCACATTCTGAACATGATGATGGTTTTCTTGAAATAATTGCTGGCTTATTTAAAATAAGTCTTGGTGGCTTATTTAAAACAAGTCTTGGTGGCTTTGGTGGTGCTACTACTTTTATCATTTCTCGTACATTTTTAAAATTTCAATATGTTTATTATCTTCAATATGTTGTCGAGTTAATTTAAGATTGTCTCTTTTTAAGTATTTTCTAAGTGATTCAGAGTTATAAACGTAATTAAATACTTCAAATACTTTTTCTCTGTAAGTATATACTATGTCTCCATCAATTGTTTTTCTCTTTGCCAAAAAGCCTCCAGCACCTGCTTGGAAGAACAATTCTACATACTTTTTATCACTAGTAAATCTAATTGTAGTTGAGCAACAAGAATCACTTATCGTAGCAATCTTGTTTCCATCTATTTCTATGTAAATTATCTTATCAGAAATATATCTAAAAGAAATCATAACGAAGTTATTAACGAAGTTATTAACGAAATTATTAACGAAATTATTTATGTTATTTTATGAACAAGTTCTTTGAACTTCTACACTACCAACAAATATTCTTACATCATTTGCCCCAATGTAAGTTATCTCTACGTCACCACCAATTAATGATACTACAAAAGCATCTTCTTCAACTGCATCAATTTCAGTTAAAAATGCTGGATTAATTATTCCATCTTTTTTTGCTGGGTTATCGAATATAATCTTCTTCCCATCATAAAACAACTCTATCATTGTACTATTATTTAATATCCACGAACACTCTTTATATTCTATTAACCAAGAACACTCTAAATCTGGAACTACTGGAGGTTGAGGTAAAGCAACTCCACAGCCCGAATTTAAGTATTTATACCCATAATCACAATTTGGCAATATCCAAAAGTTAATGCCACAATATAACTGACAGTCATTTGATACTATATTTATTGAATTTTTATTTGAATCCTTAAAGGTAATTTGTGTTTGATAAGTTCCTTTTATAAGGTATTCGCTTGGTTTCCAATTGATTATTGCAAGATTATCTTTAACTAGTACCATGTACTTATATCTGCCGTAACCTTTTACTATAATTTCTGCATAGACATATTCTTCATTATAGTCAGATAGGTCAACAATTAGTCCATCAGAACACCAATTAGCGTTTAATTCTTCGCTATCGCAAGAAAATATGTCACAGTTTGTTTGCATTTGTCAATTTTACTCTTTATTTTTACATTAAATATACACAAAAAAAAAATAAAAAGCAATGTTGAATCAAAAATTTGTCTTAACAGCAGAAGAAATTGATTATTTAGGCTTGAAAATAGGTAACGATAGGAATAGATACCGACTCAATACAGAACTACAAGAACGGCTTTTTGAATTTAGAGGGTTAAGGGATGATAAGTCAGATGGAATAAAAGATGCCTGTGATTCGATGGGCGTTTCTGTAAAAGATTCTGATTTTATGTGGTTAAAGAATAAAGGTGCATCGGTTAGAGTTAAGAATCCATACTATAAAAAGGCAGAAGAAAGAGATGCCGAAGATATTTTAGGTAAGTTTTTAGAAAACTTTAGCCAAAAGATAGAAACACCAAACTTGCCGTTAAAGACAGTTGAGCAATATGGCTCTTTTGACAGATTGGTTTATACAGATACTCACGTAGCAATGACTCCTAATAAGGATGGCTATAGTTTATATGGAGGTATTTGGAATGAAGAGCAATTAATGATGAGACTAAACCAAATGGTTGCTCATGTGATTAGATTTCAAGGTTCAGATACTCTTTATATTGATGATTTAGGAGACTTTTTTGATGGATTCGATGCTAAGACTGTAAGAAGAGAACATGACCTTCCTCAGAATATGGACAATCAAAAGGCATTCGATGTAGGATTTGAATTTAAGAGACAAATGGTAGATATGTTGTCAAACTTTTATACAAAAATTGTCATTCATAATGTGTGTGAATCGAACCATTCTTCATCATTTGACTATATAGTAAACTCTGCTCTAAAGACTTATTGCGAAAAAGTTTACGGAATAGAAGTTCATAACTTTAGAAAGTTTATTGATTCTTACTCTGTTGGAAATTACACATTTATTCTGACTCACGGTAAAGATTCTAAGAATTTAAGATTTGGTTTTAAGCCATTTTTAGATGCCATTCAAAAGGAAAAGATTTCTAACTATATTGACATCAATGGCTTATATGAACCTAATGTGAAAATAGAGTTTTCTAAAGGAGATAGCCATATTTGGCTATTTGATGGCTCAAGTTCTGATAGGTTCAATTACTTTAATTACCCTGCCTTCTCTCCATCGTCAGAATGGGTGCAAACAAATTTTAAGAGAGGGCAAAGTGGTTGTATGTTTTTTAATTATAGAGAAGATGGTTTTAATATTTATCCTTTAATGTTTGATTGGAATTGACATAGCCCGCAATGCGTACTATGTCAATTTTGTGAATTTGTCTGATTGTAATTATTAGTTTGAGAGAAAAAAAACTTTCAAAAGCAATAGATACAATCATATTATAATTACATTCTAAAAATATTTTTTACCAAAGTATTGTAATTTAATTTTATTATAATTATATTTGCATAAATATTTAACGTAAATAATTATAATATAATGAAAACAAATCAAATAATGTTGAGAGAGGATGGATTTATTCAGAGAACAAAAGATAATTATTTTAATGCTAATGAATTAATAGAAGCATGGAATAGTAAAAATTTTGGTAATAAGAAGTTAATTCAAAATTTCAAATCTTTAAAAGAAACAAAAGATTATATCGAGCAATTAAAGAAAGAAGGAATTGAAAATGCTTATTTTTCTAAAGGTGGAAGATTTAGTGATGGTATAACTTGGATGCATCCAAAATTGTTTATAGATTTCGCAATGTGGATTAGTGTAGAGTTTAAGTCTAAAGTTATAGATATGGTTTTAGACGGTCTAATAATATCGAGACATGATGCAGGAGATTATTTTAAAGAAATGTGTGCTATGATTTTAGACAAACACATAGAATTTAGAGGATGCAAGCCAGACCCTTATCTATATATCAAAGAAGCCAATATGATTAGGGAGTTGTCAAATACGATAGATAAAAGTAGAAATGAGTTAAGTGAAAAAGAGCTAATAAACATTACTCTTCTTCAAAAAGTAAATACAAACTTAATTAGTAAAGGTGTTGGTAAAGATTCAAGGATTAAGCATTTAAAAATAGTAGCAGAAAGCATAAACAACTAAAAATAATGAAAGAACAAATTGAAATGGTAGGTGAGTTTGCTAAGGCATTCAGAATAAAAGAAGCACCTTTCCCTTCTGAACTAGACTTTGAAAAGTGCAATTTAAGGTACAATCTAATGAAAGAGGAGAACGAAGAATATCTCGAAGCCGCTCTTTTTGATAATTTATTAGGCATAGCCGATGCCCTAGTCGACCAAATGTATGTTCTACTAGGAACTATCAGAAAGCATGGCTTAGAAGAGCTTTTTATACCAATGTTCAACGAGGTGCATAGGTCAAATATGTCAAAGCTGGATGAGAATGGAAAGCCTATTATCAATGGTAAAGGTATTTATGACCCTAAAAAACCACGAGGTAAAGTACTGAAATCTGATTTATATGTTAAACCAGACTTAAAAAAAATTTTAAAAGGATATTAAACAATGGAAATTAGATATTCATACCCAAGATATAAGAATCTAAGAGATGTTTTTAGTCAAAAATACGGATGCACTTTTGCTGTAGTCAGTGAGTGTAAGGAAAGAATATCAAAGAATGGAAATCCTTACCTGCAAGTATCTTTAGAAGACAAAGAAAGTACTTTTGACTTATTTCTCTTTAATAAGGATATTATGGATTATGGCAAATACTTGATTAAGGAGTGCTTTGTTTATTTAGAGTATGAGTTAGTTGCTGATTTCTATAACAAAGGAGAGAAGACAATGAAAATAACTTATGCAGATTTGCTAAGATTGGCAGATGATAAGAAAAAGATGGTAGTAACTGACTTTGACCCAAACTCAGAAGAAGGAAAAAAGTTATTCAATTTTATAAATGAGAACTATTTACAAGAACTTTATTACATAGAAGAATGAGCAAAGTATTAGACCTAGTAGATATTATTGAAGAGGATTTGAATATTGTCTTATCAAGAACACAAGTAGAGAAAGTACTAAGACAAGAAGCCTATGATATGGGCAAAAGATTTGTTGACATTCTATTTGCATACATTGGTTCAAATAGTCTAAGAGAAGGTCTTGTGAAAAAAATAATGGCTAAGAAGTTAATCTCTTAGCCATTATTTCAACCCATTATGCTTCCAACTCTTTCAGTTTCATAAACTTCAAATCTAAAACTACTTCCAGTTGTACAAGCATTAGTACAAGAATCAAGGTTTATAATAGACTCATCTTTAAAGTTAAGTGTTCCACTTCCAATGGTATTGCCTCTCATATCTTCTTGCTCATTACTATAAGAGCCAACTAAAAGTGCTTTACTTCCATTGACTTTAAATTCATTCTTAAATACTGATATAAGTTCTAAATGTTGCTTCTGCGTTAATGCTGATGTAGCAAAATCTCTTTGAGTTCTTATAATTACATTTGAGATAGATATATCTCCATTTGATAATATCTTTTGCTCTTCTTCTGTTGGAAACTTTGGCGAGCCTAACGCCATTTTAATCCTGTGGCGATGGTAAATATTGTCTTTGTAATACTCAACTACTTGAGTGCCATTTTCAGGCTTTTTTATAACATTGAATTGATTAGACATCGCTATAACAGTTAAATCTGTTTTTACAAAAGCTAATCTATAACAGCCTATCTCACACATTCCAAAAGTCAATCCTACATACTTAGAGAGGTTTAAGCAAAATTTATCTGATAGTAAATATACTTGGTCTGTTCTTGTTATTGTGGCAGTCATTCCATTATATTTCCTGTCAAAATATAATCTAATGCCATAGCCTAATTCGTCTATTCCCAAGTCCATATATTCAATCAAGGTCAAAAGCTCATCATAACTTCCACCTTGAAACTCAAATATTTCATTCTCATCTACTATTATATCAAATCTTGGAATATTATTCTTATCGTTTATTGCAATATTTAAATAAGTCTTATTATCATTAGGTATATGATATAGACAAGATTTACTCATTACAGTGTTTACTTCTATTTCACATTCGCAGTTTTCATCTATTACAGTAGATGTATTTTTTATTGTCACAACTTTTAATTTGTCACAACCTAATGCAGTCTTAGGAACACTTAATGACCATAACTCACCAACAGGAATATTGATTGGCGTTAAATCTTTTGGGTCATTAATGTCAGATGAGAATCCCATCTGTTTTACTGAGAAATCAAACATAGTGATAAAAAATGGTTACATTATAAGGTAAAGTGCAACTGATGTAATATAGTTTCATATTAATTTAGTTCTAACGCTCTGACTGTGATTATTTCGCTCTTGGTTTGTGAAATCGAATATTCTACTGATTTGACAAATGCTTTAACTTCTTTTCCGCAATAGTCAAATGTTATAGAGCCTTTTAGTTTTGCAATATCAATTCCACAAGTATCAAGTTCTATATTATAAACAAACTTTCCAAGTATTGATTCACTATTTATGTCTTGATTTTCATCTACTTCTGATGGCTCATTTATACATCCACAACTTAAAATATCACTAGAATAAAAATTATAGTTCCCACTTCCACCAGCAAACCTTAAATCAGACAATATAAACTTTCTCCACCTGTATAAGTTTCTTGTAGGAGTAATCCTTAAATTAATAGCACGGTCATTTTGATAAACATTTGCATCAATATATTCATCTGTTTCAGCATATTTAACTCCAGCAACTGCATCTTTAACTATTATCCAATGAATTTCTTCCTTTTCTTTCTTCTTTAGAATCTGTTCAGATATGATTGAAGAAGAACTACTCCAATCATTTAATAGAGAAAGAGAGCTAGATGATATAGTAAATGCTGTTTGATAATCTCTTGCAGAATTATATTCTAATGAGCCAAACTTGCCTTCTGCCTTCCAATTGTTATATCCAACTTTTACATCTGAATATAGTAACTGTGTATTTACTTCTCTAGTTATATCAGTTGGTTCTATTCTATAAGGTGATTGAAAAGTTAAAAAATCACACCTTGATATAACACGAACACTATTACCAGTTATGTCTATTGAAGCAGGGAACTTGTTATTCAACTCTTCAAATAACTTCAATAATGTTACATTTATTGTGCTTTTTATGCCTTGTAATCCATCATTATTTGTCAAGTATCCATCAAAATCACAATCATCAAATATGTATTCAACAAGTGATGATGTTTGATTAGTTGCGTTTCTAATTATTGTAGCAAAAGCATTTCTTACACTTATTGCCTTTACTGTTCTCCATTCTATCGGAGCAGTTGAACACTTTTCAATACTTATTCCAATTGATGCTGAATCGTATTGAAACTCAATAGATGTAGTAGTTATTTGAGATTCAATATATAAATATACCTTGTCTCCAGTATTTACATTTATTTGTTTACTAATCGTAATTGTTTGGTCAACAGGTGTGGTCGTAATAGGGTAGATGTCAATCAAATCTACTGTTGAATTAACCTTCAAGTATGACTTAAATGTACCACTATTGGCTGCACTAACAGTTAGCTTTATAGAGCCTTCTATATTGATACAATTTGATTCGCTAAACGTAGCAAACTCTTTTATTTCAGTATATAATACGTTATTGCGTTCTCCACCTTCAAAAGTATTTTCTCCAACTAATAAAGGAATATAGTGATTTTTATAGGCTAAATCATTAACGGTGATTGCTGGGATTGAAAAGTTAGCTCTTGTAGGTAACTCTCTAATTGGAACTTGAATATCTTCTGTTAATTGAAGTGCATAGTTTACCTTTTCCCTACTTGCCAACAAACTTCCTCCACCTTTTGGTGCAAAAGAGCATTGAACAAAACAGCAATCAACTTCTGCATAATCAGCAAAGTCTATCAACAAGTCAACCTTTTGTCCAGTTTCTTCATTAATAATCTGTACATCAATATTGGCAGAGAATCCATCTCTCTCAAATACTTTACGAATGTAGGCAGAAGCTAACTCATCCATAATGGTTACTTTAGTTCCACCTTCTGTGCCAAATCCAAAACCATCTTCGTTCCAATAACCCCAATATACATCCTTTAGGTCTTTTTGAACCTTAATAGAGTCAAATCCATCAATAAGACGTTCTTCAACCTCAAAGTTAGCTATGTATATTCTGTACGCCATACACAAATATAAATAAAAAAAATCACAAATAAAAATCAAGATTAATTTGCATTTGTAAATTCAATATAATACATTTGTAGAATAAATCAATTTAAAAGCAACTATATTGAAATGATTTTAAGCAACTACGAAAAAACAGTCGATTCTCTTACTTCTTTTATAGAAGAAAATATTCAATGGGGAAGAACCAATGAAATATTTATTGGATTTGCATCTGAGGAAATGATTAATACAGCAAAAGCACTTCTTGCTGATTTTGCAGAGTGTTTTCTTGCAAAAAAAGACATTTTAAGGATAGAAAAAGGACTTATAAGCCTAGTTAATGAATTGGAGAATGGAAATGATAGCGAAGAGTTTTATAATAGGTTACAAGAAGAGTTTTTTAATCCTTTTACTTGCAAGCCAATTTCTATTATTTATTCTGATTGGAGTCATTTAATAGAAATATCTATTAAATTTGATAAGTTTAAAAAGGATGCTGTGGCTAAAATTGTTGGTATTGAATTAGAATTTGAAGAAAATACATTAAGTTCAATAGAGCTTAATGTGGATTTATCTTCCTATTTAGAAAAGATGGATAATGTATTTAATATGATTTTGGAAAAAAAAGATAGAATAGATATTTTAATTTACTTAAAAAACAACATTTTATAATATTATGATGGACAAGCCACAAGCGAAGCAATATAGAGATTCGCTAATCGAAGAACACACTGGTATCCAAAAAGAATCAGATATTTATGACATTACAACTCAAGAAGCAGTTTTAATTGGTCAAATAAAATGTTTATCTCATTTAATTGAAGATGGATATTATGACCCAATCAAAAGAAAGATGTCAAAAATTACAAGTTTTGATTAATAATATTTTGGATTATACTCAAACTTTATTATATTTGTAGACGGTTTCAGACACCGAAAGCAAATAAAGACATTATAGTGGTATTTGGCTCAATCGTAGGTTCTTTTTGCACCTGTCTGAACGATGAAAGCCAACTACCACTTTTTTTATTTAATACAATGCAAGAATTAATTAAAGTGTCGACTAACGCAGAAGGCAACAGAGTAGTGAGTGCAAGAGAATTGCATCAGTTCTTAGAAGTTAAAACAGATTTTACCGATTGGTGTAAAAGGATGTTTGATTATGGATTTGAAGAAGGAAAAGACTTTTCCTCATTTTTGGGGGAAAGTATTGGAGGTCGCCCAAGTAAGGAATATGCTTTAACTTTAGATTGTGCAAAAGAAATCTCTATGGTACAGCGTTCTGATAAAGGCAGGGATGCGAGATTGTATTTTATTGAATGTGAGAAACAATTAGCTAACAATTTGCCAAAAGATTATCTTTCATCACTTAGAGCATTAGTCAAATCAGAAGAAGAAAAACTGGCTGAAAGAGAAGCAAAATTGTTGGCAGAAAAAACGGTAGCTATTTTGACTCATGTGAATAAGACCTACACATCTACTGAAATTAGTAAAGTTTGTTTTGCTTATCAATATATAATTCGTATATTTGCGTACACTAAATACATGAAGTATGTCAAAAATTGGAATATACAAAATAGAATGTGTTATTAATCAAAAAAAATACATTGGACAGTCTCTAAATATAGAAATAAGAGGTAAAAGACATTTAAGAGAATTGTCCAATAATTGTCATTGGAACACGCACTTGCAACATAGTTTTAATAAATATGGAATAGATAATTTTTTATTTGAAATTATTGAAGAATGCACAAAAGATGAATTAAACGAAAAAGAAATGTTTTATATAAAGCATTTTAAATCATACAACAGAGAATTTGGATTCAATTTAGAGCAAGGTGGTAATTTCAATAAAACAATCTCAGAAGAAACAAAAATAAAAATATCACAATCAATGAAAGGAGTAAAAAAGTCATTAATTGTAAGAGAAAAAATGAGTATTTCTCAAAAAAAACGTAGCAAAGAAATATCCAAACAACATACAGGAAATTCTTATACCAAAGGAATTAAAAGAAGCCAAGATTTTAAAGATAAAATATCAAAAAGTTTAATTGGTAATAAAAGAAGACTTGGGTTAACCCCAATTAATACAACTCCAGTTATTCAGTATGATGTTAATATGAATTTTATTAAAGAATGGGATAAGTTCAGTGATTTAAAAAAAACTTTTGGCTACAATCACAGTAATTTAATAAAATGCTGTAAAGGAGAAATAAAAAAATCGTATGGGTATATATGGAGATATAAAATCAGCCAGTGAATTAAACAAAACGCTACATGATTTAGGTATCCAATACAAGCAAAATGAAACTTGGGTTCTATACTCTAAATATAGTGATTTGGCTTATGTAGATATTAAGCAGGAAGTTCTTGATAGTGGAAAAGTAGTTTACCACAGGAAATGGACTCAAATTGGAAGAGAGTTCTTGGTTAAATTATTCAATAATTAATAAAAAAGCCTACTATCTCAATGATGGTAGGCTTTAATTTTACAAATAAAATGAAATGGTTAATTAAACAAAAAAAACACCTAAGATGGTCATTATGGGAAATTTCATCTGATAGAATTACCGAAAAATATAATCTAACAAAGCAGAGTATAGATAGTTTATCGAGAATCCAAGCAAAAATGCAAATCCATACCAAGCGTCAGGAAGATTCATTGAAAGTCTCAGAAATAATGCCTTAAACATATAGTGTATTAATATTTTAATAGATGAAAAATAGCAAAAAAAAGAATTGTCAGAAGTGAAATTACTATTAAAAGAACCTTCCTTATCAAGAAAAACTTTGAATACCAACATTGATACTTTAAATCCCAATATTTATCAGGCAAACAGGTATATCTTGGCTTACATGGAGGTAAACCAAAAAATAAAATAGTAATATATTCTATAAACTTATTAAACATATTTTACTTTCGATGTGAAAAAAGCAAAGTTTTAATTACAAATGTAGTTTAAATGTTTTCTAATGACAAGTCTTTTTTGTATTTTGTATTACAACCATAATTGTAACAGTCTCTACATAATGCTCTTGTTGAATACTTATTGATGTTAAATACGTTATCGCAGGTCTTACACTTCCTGTCTTCCATATCTAAACCCGTCTCTTTTGATATCTTTCTTCTATTGGCTGACTTGCAATTGTTAGAGCAGAACTTAGATACTATCGCATTAGTTTCATACTCTTTGTTACAAAAGCCACAAGTTATTTTCCTAAAAGGCTTATTTGCAAATGCTTTCTTTGCGTGTTCTGAATGCCATTTTAAACCTTCTTCTGAGGCGTGCCATTCTTTCGCTGCTTCCATTCCTAAAGGCTGTACAAGCCTCAACCTATCTTTGTACTCTTTAGTCCTACCGTGAAATCTAAAGTGTTCAGTCATTGTTAAACACTCTAAATTTGATATGTCGTTATTTAACTTATTTCCATCTCTATGATGTATGTGATGCTTTTCTGGTATCTCTCCTACTTCACACATATATACATATCTATGAAGCAAAATCTTTGTCTTTCTTCCATCAATAATAACATTGCCCCTATAATATCTATCAGTGCAGTGAAACTTAAATCCATTGTACTCAATCGCTTCCATATTTGCTACCTTTTTAAGTGAATACAAATATAGTCAAAGTATCTTTAGATGTCAAGTCTTCTGTTTAAATTATTTTAAGAAATTAGTGAAGTATCCTTTCCAAGTATGTCTTTTGCGTAATATCCGTTGTTTTTTATGAAGTTTCCACCATCAGTAAGTACATCTAAATATCTACTCCCATCCATCACATGGCCAATGTTGTGTCTTACACAATCATTCTTGTCAATGTTTCCAAACTCATCAACTCTAACTTGCTGTAGGTCATTGATGAGAATCTCACACTTTGCATCTATCACATAGTTATCGGCATAGCTATAGAAACACCAATTAGATATTGCTCTATTACCTTTATGTCTTAATTTAATCCTGTAAGGGAACTTTATACTTCCACCCGTGTATCCATTTACGCCACAGTCTTCTAGGTAATTTCTTATTTCAGCAAATTTAGAAAACTCATCTGAGCCTCCAGAAGTATCACCATATACTATATAGTCATTATCGCTCCCAAACTCTTTTACAACATCTTGAATTATGGCTCTAAGGTCTCTACTTCGATAATCCTTTAATCGTGTATTAGCTGGTTTATTTGGTGAGAAATAAGAGTATAGTGCTTCATCGCTTCCAATCTCATAGTCTTCAAAATGTTGTCCTACTACGCAACTATCATACTTTCCAAAGTCAAGTCCTAAATAAATTGGATATTCTCTGAAATAGGGTACATCTTTCTTTACGTGAATATTAAATACAAAACGGTCTAAGAATGGATTATCAACATTTACTGTTCCCCACTTACCTAATCTTTGTACTCCATACTGATTTATATCAACTCCTTTCAATGCTTCAAGCATCAGGTAGTCCATCTCCGTAGCAAACTTATTATCCTCGATTGTGTAGTGGAATCTATTAGATAAGTCTCTAAATGAAACCTCAATATCTTTTGCATTCTCTTCAAAAAATACCTTTTTAAGCCAATGCTTATCAGATACTGGATTAAACATTATAATGAATCTAATCCTATCATCTGCTCTAAATGAGGTTACAATCCCCATAAAGTCATTAATTGTTAGCTGGTCAATCTCATCAATAATTACATATCGTATATTTGAGTATCCTTTAGACTTGCCACCATCATCACAGAAGTCATATTTGAGAGTATTCCCTTTTGGAAATTTAATTTCTTTGGCTAAGTTATGGAATGTGAAATTCATATAACTTGATAAACCTTTCTTCTCAATTATATTCTTCATTGGTTCATAAGCTTTTGACTTCAATACAGATTGTTCCTTTCGATACCAAACCGCATTTGAGTCTGCTTCATTCCATAATGTCTTTGCTAACCACTGCATGGCTGAGTGAGACTTCGCTGCATTTCTTCCGCCATATAAAACCGTAAATGGTTTTGTCTTTATAGACTCTACTATGTCGTAATATGCCCTATTTAATTCTTTTGGGTTAAACATTATTTTCCTTTTAAATATTTAGGACTATCAGGAGACCACAAGGCTTTACACGCCCAATATCTTGCAGTCGTTTTATCTTTTGCATTATCACAATCATGTCTTGCTCTGAATCTTTCACGAGCTTTGTCTGAATAGTTTGATTTGTATCCGTCTGCTCCGAAATGTATTAGTTTTTCTTTGCCATCTTCACAAACCTTAACCATCTTTTTCTTTCCTTTCCTGTCTGATGTAACAACTACGTTACATTTCATCTTAGATTTGTCAGCCATGTTATTTTAGTTCTTTAATCTTGCTTGGTTTTTCTTTTTGCTCAACATACCACGATGAAAAACATCCTTTTACAAAATATCTCATATTGCCACTTTCTTCCATACACTTTATATACTGCTCTGATTTAAAGTATTCAGTTTTATAGTTATCTCGCTCTTTTTTTATTTGAGCAATTACTGACTGAAACTCTTGAGTATTACTCTTACTAGCATCAACAGTTTGATTTAAGTTAAACACTTCTAATTTACAATTTGCTATTTGCAAACTGTCTTTTTGTGCTTTCTCTTGCAAGATACTAATCTTTTTATCAAGCCTGTTAATTTCTTTCTTAGAAGATATTTTAACAATCCCTCTTGTGATAAAAAATACTCCAACACAGGCGAGTATTGTAACAATGCTTTGTAGGTTTAAGAACTTAATCATAATAGTGCGTTTTTAAATGTTTGTGCATATTCTGCAATTTGTTCTGCTTTGTCGAGTCCATTAACAACTTTTCTAGCATTAATAAAATCATTTTTTTGTAAATCATTTTGTTGAATAAATGTGGATAATTTCTTGCCAGTAAACAATCCAGTCTTCATTCCATATACCATCGCCCAAGCAGACGGTATTAATTCTAATAATAGGTGTGGATTAGCAAAGAAATCCCAGCCTTTATCATTTGCTTTAGTTAGTTTTTTATAATTCTCATACCAAGTAACTTGAACGAAACCCCTTCCATAAAATATTTGAGTTGAGTCAAAATATGGCTTACGATTCATCTTTAGTCTTATTCCATAATCATATTTCTTTCCTTTACCAATTTCTTCTATTGGTTGCATAGTTTTCCATGTTTCATGGAATGCAGTTGCTAATACATAAGCAGTCTCTGATGTATTTAGTTTAAACTCTTTACAAGTTTCTAATAGAATATTTATCCCATCTACTTGAGCTTGACTAAAACTGCCAAATAAAGGCTTTATTTCATCAAAAAACTGTTTCATAATTTAATTCTAATTACAGAGGTATATCTTCCGTATGTTTTTATTGGATAAGATTTTCCATTTATCTGTACACTTAATTCTTGCTTTGCATCTGCTTCACAAAAACCATCGTAAGCTAATACTAAGGCTTCATTATTAAATACTTTATATGCAATTAATGGTGTTCTTGTGTGATAAGATTTTGTTGGAAGATTTTGAAATTTCCATTCAGAATTGTACTCAATAATGTCTTTATTTTGACTCATTGCCCAAACTCCAGCCATTAACCAATCCACATTTTTTATTGGTTGACTTGGATATTTAGAACCAAATTCATCATGCTTATTTGGCAATTCATTACCGTTTGAATCTATTGCACCCCATCCCCAATATTCTTTTTTATCTGTCCAATAATTAGGGTCACTCCATAAGTCAATTCCATCGCCTAATAAACTCCATACTCCCATATTAAAAGCTACACTTGGAAATACTTTTGGTTTTACTTGAGCAAAATACGTTCCATCTTTTGAATCTACTCTAACTCTTTCTATATTAAAATTGTCAATTAATTCTTGGTCAAACCAAAACGTAGATAATACTTGTTTTTGAGTATATTTCTTGTTCAAAAGTAATTCAAATAAATAATGATGAACTACTCCATCATCAATTGGATAGTTCATATAACCTCCTACTTGTGCTATTTCTACATACTTACCGTAAGAATCATCTACTGTCATAAATGAACCATATTTTTGTCTTAGTTCATCAATTGAGCCATTAAAATTTAGTATGTCTGAGAAATCCAATCCATATCCTTGAAATATTGGCTTACCCATTGATACCGTTGATACAGTCCAAAGTGCCATCTTAGCAGTATGTGGGTTATTTTTCCAATATTCTAAGCATCTAATTATCTTATCTTTCCTTACATTCCATCTATGTCCTACGTGTTCCCAATTTAACATTACATATCCATTATCTTTGTTTGGATAATATACGTTTGATATAAATGATTGAAGTAATTGGTCTTCATCTACATTATAAGCCCAATTATCAAATATTTCTTGTGATACACCATAAGCAGGAGGGCAACCTAAACCTATTAACCATGCGTCAGATACAAATACATATCCTTTGCTTCCTTGAATATTTTTAGCATAAGAAACTCCCTTTTTTAGATAATTATATGCACCAATTTCTCTTGTAGGAGTTGGTTGAATAACTACAATCTTATTTTTAGGTAAAGAGAAGTTTGGAAATCTTAAATCAAAATCCATCAAGTTATTTGATAAATCTGTAAAATAACCTTTTGGTTTTAAAAAGTAAGTTCCTTTATCTTCCCATACATCTTTGCCAATACTTGCACTATAAGACTGATTCCATTCTCTATATTTATACTTGCTTTCTTGATTTGCTACCATAGGTGCAAAATCATATCCAGCCATGTTTGACACATTCGGCTTATTATTTTTTACATAATCCCATTGTAACGGCTCTAAAAAGTATGTATTTTTTGCATAATTTACATTAGGAAACAAATCTTTTGATGGTTCTATTGGTATAATAGGAACTATTGGAACAATAGGAATAATAGGCTCTATAGGAATTATAGGAACTATTGGAACAATAGGCTCTACTGGAATTATAGGATTAATTGGATGATAAGGTTTATTATGTACATTATTATCTTCCTTAATAATAAATCTTGAAAATCCTTTAAATTTTAAATTAAAACTTGCTAAATCTTTTGCAAATATTCCATCAGATGTAAAAGTTGTATGCTTTCCTTGATATACTTGTGCAGTAGAATCATTAGTCATAAATACTATAAAAACATTTCCTGTAGTATCTACTGTGTAAGGTTTATCTTGTGCAAAAGATAAAAATGGCAATAATAATAATATAAACTTCTTCATAAAGATTTTATAATTTGTTATTTTTCATCCAACCAAAGGTTCTAACTACTGCATACATTATATATGCTTGCCACTTTGGTACTGATTCAATTAATAGTTCTAAGAATATCTTGTCACAATGTTTTCTGCTAAATATATTGTTTCTCCAAATATAATCATGTACTATTGAAGCATTTGCAGAAAGACCATGTGGTGGAATTATAAACCAAAATAAGCGTGTAGAGCTTACTAAATCGGTCTTAAAACCATTTTTTATAATGATGTTATACTTAATTAGTAAGCAATCTTCTGTTATTTGCCAATCAAGTTTATCTGATTTACTTATCCTTATTTCTGGATAAATTGTCATTCTTGTTCAATAACTTGTTCAGCTAAAGGCTTTAAAGTATATCCGTACCCTGCTGCTAATTGTCCTGCTGCAGAGTATTTTTCGGCAATTGTTCCATATTCTAACTTCTTGCAAATTTCTAAAATAAGTGACTTTGCATTAGTCAAAGGGATACTCATATTAGTAGATAATTCACTTGCCATTTTGCCTGTGTCAGTGTTTAAACTTCCATAAGATTCAACGGTAGATGTCTTAAAATCAATGTAAAGTTGTCTATAAAAGGTAGAATCACTTAAATTACACTCAATATTATTTATAATCCTTGCTCTAATACCTACAATAGTTACCGATTTACGAGTTTCATCTTGAAATGTGTAAGGGTTTACTTTAAAAGTAAATGACTGAGCGTTACTTGTTAATGAAATAAAAATGATTGCAAAAATTAAAATTGTATTTTTCATTACGTGGTTATTTATTATATTAGGATATGTTACATAGCCGAATGTGAAACTTTTCTCCAAGCTGCTGCACTTGAATCGTAAAAGCAAATTACTTTTAATGTTGTATTGTACACCGTTAATCCATCGGCAGGCGATGTTATTGCATTTATTTCTGTTGTTGTCATGCGAGGAAATAAAATGCCTTTTGTTGTTGATGTTATATCAAGGATTGATGAAGCTGCTGGTGTTGTTGTTCCTACACCTACACTTCCTTGAAAATAAGATTTTGCTGGAGAATCTATAAATAAAGCATAATTATTTGCTGCTGCTGTTACATTAAATACCCTTATTCCATGATTAGTAGTTGCACCATCTGCATAAAAGAAGCCTCCCATGTTTAAAGTACCTCCAGCTCCACTTGCAGTTCCAGCAACTGCATAATTTGTTCCAGTTGTTTTACCATTTATAGCTTGAAAAGCAATATCATTTGTGCTTGAATAAACTTGTAAAGATTGAGCTCCTGGAGTAGCTCCTATACCGACATTTCCGCTTGAAGACATTGTCATTTTTGAAGTTCCATTCACTTGCCAATCGTATCCCCATGCACCTGACGTGGTAAACGTAGCATAAGGATATGCAACAGAATATCTTCCATAATTTCCTGCATAACCACTTTGGTTATCTTTTGTATAGATAGAATTAGCATTAAATGTTCCATTGACATCAAGTTTATATCCAGCATTACTGGAAGTTCCAATCATAACGTTACCCGAAGTTGGATTTAAAGCTAATGCTCTATACGCAACTCCATCCCCAGCCTCTAAAACTCCAATTGGAGTTGAGCCTGTATTTTGTAATGTCAAATTAAGATAAGGGTTATTTGTTGCCGTACTTGCTATTTTTAATTTGTTATCTCCACTTCCAGAAATATGTAATTTTGATGAAGGTGATGTTGTTCCTATACCAACATTACCCGAACTTGTTGCAAAATTAGCTCCTAACGTATTTGTAATTGTAGGTGCTGTTAATGTTCCTGTTGTTGTCGGATTACTAATCGGTAAGTAAGTTGAAGCAGCAGTAGAAGTTGTTAAATATGTGCTATTATCATAAGAAATAGTAGTTCCACTTGCCTTTACAAATCCTGTACCGCTTAACGCATCTTGTTTACTTGTAGCTAATCCGCTATATTGAGTATTAGTTGCATCGTCGCCTGTATTTGTTCCACTTAGATTACTTCCTAATACTGTTCCTGTTGCAAGAATATTACCTGATACATTAAGTTTTTCACTTGGCGAAGTCGTTCCTATTCCTACATTGCCACTATTGTCAATTAGTAATCTTGTAGAAGAATTTGCAACAAATTTATCACTACTACTTTGTAAGTAATACTTATCATCATTATTTAAAATCCATCTATAAGAAGTACCAGATATAGCATGAATTGATTCAAATCCAGCAAAATTACTTATACTTCTAATAGCATCACTAACTTCTAATCTTCTTAAAGTTGGTACTGTTCCTATTCCTACATTTCCTCCACTTCCTTGTAATACTAATGGCATTCCAAATGAACCAACAGCATTATATGATTGTATTCTACCATAAGTTGTACCAAAAAAATCAACAATAACTTGATTTCCATTATAATAAGTACCAACTTGCCCTACAAATTTACCGCCATTATTTAATGTTAAATTTCCAGTTAGTGTGCCACCAGCTAATGGTAGATAAGTACTAGAAGCACTTGATGTAGTTAAGTATGTGCTATTATCATAAGAAATAGTAGTTCCACTTGCTTTCACAAAACCTGTGCCATTCAATTGAGCTTGTTTATTACCTAATTGTGTTTGGATAGAGCTTGTAACTCCATCCAAATAGCTCAATTCAGTAGAACTTACGCTTCCTATTGATGTAGTTGCTGGTAATGTGATTAATCCTGTAAAAGTAGCACTATCTGTATTTGCTACCTTTTTAGAAAGTCCAATAAAGTTCCTAAAAAACAGGTTTTTACCATCAGTACTAATACGATAAGTTCCATTTAAAGCTGGATTCTTAGTAGTTCTTGTGTCAATAATTCCTAAATCCTGTCCAAGAACAGATAATGGAAGTATTAGAAGTAATATTAGCTTAATTTTGTGCATATTAAATATCCCGAAAAGACACCATCAACTGGTGTTCTAAATATTGAATTGTTGTTGTTTAGTTTTTCTCCTTTAAAACCTCCCTGTATTTCTAAATCATAAACATATTGAACTAATACGTTTCCATTCAGATTGTGATTGATAACATCTCCATCAGAAAGATTAGATATTTCAATGATGAGAGTTGGCTTTATTGAAGCTAACATTGCAGGAGACATTAGTCCTGCATTAGTACTATTAACAAGTGGAATAGTGGCATCGTCACCACCTGTGTTGGTAACGACCCCACCATAAGGAAGTGCTGTGTACGCAAGATTAAAGCTAGTAAAATCAAGATTTACTCCGTCACAATCTATTAATACAGGTATTCTATTTTGAACCTTACAAGCCATTTTTTTTTGGTAATTAGTTCATAGCAGTACTTGAAACTTTTTTCCAAGATACTGTATCATAGAAACAATATACATTTAATGTTGTATTGTAAACTAACATACCATTCGTTGGAGATGTAATCGCATTAATTTGGGTAGTAGTCATTAGTGGGGCAGGAATAGAGCCTTTAGTTCCAAATACTTGAAAAGGGGCTGTTGGTGTGCCTCCTACTCCTACATTTCCATCTTTAAATTTAATAACTGTTGAATAAGTTATAGTATCGCTTGGAATTGCTTTTACATAACTCAATACTAATGATTGACCTAAATTTGTTCCATTGTTAGAAAATCCAAAGCTATAAGTATCAAAATTTAACGTATCTTTTTTACTAAAAAGAGAGAATGTTGATGCTCTGTTCATTTGAACTTCTGCAATAGGCTTGTTTTGAGATTTTACATACAACTTACTACCTTGTGGGTAAAAGTTTGTTTTTGTTGGCATTGCTTTGTCAGTATTAAATGCCTGTGCAAATGCTCCAAAAGAAATAAACGACAATAATAAGATTAAATATTTCATTGTTTTTTTTGTTAAATATACTATTTATTTTTTGTTTTTCCTAATTTTTCAAGCTCATCAAGCCTTGTTTTTATATTTGCAACCTCATCTTTTATTTCAAACCATCTTACTATTTTAATTACATAATAAATGGAAAATAATATAGCCATCAAAATCCTTATTCTTTCTTCTACAACTTGCGAAGTTAGTATTGTAACAAAATTTCCTTTAAATATGCTCATCGTAACAATGAATGCAAAAAAAGGCTCGAAAGTTCCGAATATAGATTTGATTGATATTTCCATTTAAAATGTGAATAAAATAATTAAACTTCTTTGTTTTCTATTACCTCTTTTGTATTTTCCTTATCTTCTATTACTTCCTTTGTGTCTTTCTGTGATAGCGTATAAGCATATTTTATTAATCGCTTTAAGCCTAATTCATAAAATGCACCAATGAATGTAGAAACACCTATGATAGAAATATTTTGCTCTCCCATATAATTAGCCAAAAGTGGTGTGAAGAAGATTCCAAACGTAAATGCTAATATGTTATTTCCTAAAAATCTCAAAACCCAAGTAATAACTCCTATATTATCTTGTGTTGGAAAGAATTTTGGATATAAATATCTTGCAATATATATAAATGTTTGTCCAAAAATAGCAAATATACCATAGTCTGGATTTAACCCATATTCTTGAAATAAATCTAAAATAGGTTTTAACCATGCAGTTACAAATATTGTCATAGCTATTATTTGTTTTCCATCTATAAGGAAATCAGAATTATCAGCAAACATTTTACCTACTCTAAATAAAAATATTTTCATGGTTATAATATAAATCCTCGCACCAAGTTTTAATCAGTACGAGGCTTATTTGTTGTGTGGATTAATTAAGCAGTAATCTCAGTAATTACATCAACTAACTTACCGTAGTAAATACCAGTTGTTGGGTTCATATTGCTACAACCGAATGCTGGACGAGTAAACACTTCATATCTAGCGTTAGCTTGGATGTTGAATGTTGGATTTGTAGCACAAGTCAAAGTAGAGATATGTGGTGTGTGGATAAACATATCCATTGGAAGTGTTAAGTTTCCATTACGACAGTTACCTACTGTAATTGGCAACAAACCTACATCTCTATATCCTTTGATTTTCTCTACCTGTGTACCAGTAGCACCCCAATAGTATTCACTATCGTTGTTATAACGTTGGTCACCGTATAAAGTCATCCAAAACATTGTAGCAACGTTATCTTCTAACAAGAAGAATGAACCATCACCATATTTTGCATCAATTTGGTCATCTTGAACATAATCACCTAAGAAACCTAATGCACGTTGCAATACTGCTGCTGTATTTGTTCCATTTAAGTCAAAACCAGCTTGGATACCAACTTCTGCTACTAATTTTCTAAATATAGAACCACCAACCATTGTCATACCTTGACCACAACGAGGGTGTCTGCGAATAAAGTCTTCCATAAATAAACGGAACATATTCGCATCAATACGCTTTAATCCGTAAGGGATTTGAGTAGGGTCTGCTGCTGAAATACTTGAAGTCAATACAGGCAATTCCCAAGTAGCAGAACCGATAGGGTCTCCAGTGATAGGGTCTAATGCCCAGTTGTAACCTGCACCTGCTTTTAACTTAGTAAGAGCATGGTCATTTGATTTGTAAAGGATACCAGTAGTTGGTGCATTTACTGTGTTGTAGATTCTTTCAGAAAGCAACTTTAAGTTATACATTCTGTCAAAAGAACCAACATTTGACATCAATTGGTCAATTGAACGTTGCATTACAACAGCAGCAGCTTGTGAACCACCAGTAGCACGAGCAGCTAATACAGCTTCGTAGTAAGGCTCTACATCACAACAAGTATCAGACCAATCTTTCTTGGTGGCAGTTACTTTAAATGCAGCACCGTGATTGATTTCAAATTCTACTGTGTCAGATGTTTGAACAGCATCTTCGCCAGCAGCACAAGTAAATTCAGCAAAAGTTGTGTCAATCTCTTCACAATCAGGCAAAAAATACTCAAGTGTAACACCGAATTTGTTACCAGCAGTTTTCCAAATCTTATTTGTACAATCACGAGGGTCAAGTGCAGCTACAACATTGTCTTGTCTCTGCGAAAGAGTTGCGTTTAATGCACCATAAGAACTTGCATCTCCTTGCAATGAACCCATCGCAGTAGCAAGTTGTAAATTTACTGTCAACGCTTCTGGACAAATTTCTGGAACGTTTCTAATAGCCATGTGGAATTTTTTATTAAGTTATGTTAGTTTTAAAAATACTTAGAATCAAAAGTGTGTACTTTATTATTTTGTGTTGGTGGTGGTGGTGTAACGATTGTTGGCTGTTGTTGTTGTGATTTCTTATTAAGATTTGACTTAACAATTACATCTTCAACTAACTTATCAATTGTCAAAATTTGACCATTTGATGTTACTGCTAAACTTTCATCAGAAGCATTTCTAATTACTACTTGCTTCGTCTTACTGTCTATAATAATCTTAGCCTTTACTGCCTGTCCTCCAACGTTAAATTCTTCATTCTCAAGATACTTTTTGGTTGCTGCATATACTATGTCGTCAGCAAACTCTGCTGGAATATCAGTTAAAATGCCTGTATTCTTTGCAGCTAAAATAATTGTATCTTTTACTTTTGCTTTTTTAAACGCTTCAATCTCTCTCTTGTAATCTGCAACTTGATTTTCATACTCTTTTACAGATTCTTTAGGGATGTGTGTAGTCTTTAATGTGCTAACTTCATCTTCTTTAGATTTTAAAAGAGCTTTTAATTCTGCATCAGATATTCCATCTTTTGCTTTTTGCGTTAAATCAGCATTTTCTCGCTGTAATGATTCGTATTTTGTTTTATACGACTTCAATACTTCTTTTACCTTATCCTTTGTATTTGTTGGCATTACTTCTATGATACCTTCGTGACCTTGCAGACTTGAATCAAAAGAGTCTAAAACGCTTTTAAATTCTGCTTTGTGCCAAGCATCCTTGTTTTTGCCTATAATAGTTGGATTGTTTTCTGCTTCCGTGATTCCGAGTAGTTTTGAAGAAATCTCTGTAAATTGCTCGTCACTTAGTGCCAGTTCTGAAAGTTTTGTGAGTGTGTCCTCACCAAGTTTTGTGATGTCTGAGCCTATTTTAGACTCCAAGATTGTTTTGAAATTACTCATTTTTTGGATTTATATTTTTCGATTGCCTTATAGCCTCTCTTAGAAATATATCCATATTGACCTGTTCTTAATTGACCGTTGTTGTTAATGAAAGTAACCAAATCTTTGTCTCCGAATACTTCTTCAACTGATTGCTCTACAACATCTTCTACAACTTCTAAAGTTTCTACTGATGCTTCTGTTTCTTCTTTAGCTTCTGCTACTTGAGATTCTACTGATGCTTCTGTTTCTTCTTTAGCTTCTGCTACTTGAGATTCTACTGATGCCTCTTCAATTGCTTCTTTAATTTCATTAAGTACGTGAATATCTGCCAATACTTCAATATCTTTTACTTCTTTTTTCTTTGCCATTTTATAAATTATTTTGATTATCTGTCACAATATTAGGATATTTTTGTGACAAATCTTTTTGGTTCAAATTTGATTCGGCTTCCATTAAATATTCCTCAGCCTTCTTGTAAACTAATTCTTTTTGAACTTTATATTCTCTTATTAAAAATTCTTTATCTTCTTGAATCAATTCTTTTAATATTGAGTCGATGTTTATTGCAAGAATATACTTCAAATCACTTACGGCATCACGAACTGAAATCTTTTGTTGTAATGTATATGTTGGAAATGGGTCAAAGTCTTCTTTTGCTTTTACAAAAAGGTATTCTTCCGAGTTTAATCCATTCTCCTTTTCTACAAGTTGCTTCATGTACTTTAGCTTCATAAAATCAGGTAAACCTTGATTTGAAGCGTCCTTTAGCTTGTTGTATAGTGATTCAGCTGAACTTAAATTAAAACGCTTAGGGACTGTTATACTAGGGTATTCTAACGCTCTTTTCTCACTTGGTAATGATTTATATCTTATAGATACGATTCCATTTATCAAGAAATTAATTAAGTCTTCTACATGACTTGCCATTGATGTGATAAACGCATATCCCTCTTGCATATCATAAGATTTTGCATCTCCACTTTGATTATATGGAGTTAAGATAGCATTTTCAAGTCCAAATGGTCTCAAGGCTAATTTTATATTTTTCTCATAAGCCTCAGAAAAAACTCTTACACCTGTTTCGGGTCTTGTAATGAATCCTCCAAACTCGGTTGGCATTTTTTCAGAACGACCTAAAGAGTTTAAATCCATTGGGATTACCATCTTGTTCAATCCACTTCCAGTATATACAGGAGTAGTTTTAGAGCCACTACAAGTAGGACATGGTTCTGAAACACCCTTTCCTCTTACTTTACCCATACCTTTACAAGTTGAGCATTCTACTGTGCCTAATACCCATTCTTGCGATGCAACATGGAAATTATGCTCAACGGTTAAGTCTCCGTGATTCATTTGTGCTTCTCTAAGGAATACTAAAGAATCAGTTAGGTCTGAGGTTCTTAGTTCGTGACCATCTTGTGTTTGCTTTACAACTCTTCTACCAATCTTTTTTGCTGGCAAGAAATCGCAACCATGACTTAAAAATTCACCGTTGGATGCTTGATTTGTTTCAAACACTTTCTGACCAGAGTCGTTGAATGCAACGTGGGTAGCAATACAATATTTTTCTGAGTCAAAAAAGTAAAAAATGTCTCCATAACCTTCTAAGATTCTTCCATCGTAATTTTTTACATCAGATTTCATCTCAGATTTTACAAGAGCAAACTCATTCGCTTTAAAATAAAGAACGTTCTCGGAATCTACAATAAGATAGTATGGTTTAGGATAACCATTTCCATCTTCATTCGGCACTAAGACCATTAAGCTGTTAGGCTTTAATAAAGTATCTTTCTTGATTGATTCAGAAAAAGCCTTTAATAAGTCTGCTCCATTATAGTATCCCTTTGTGAAATACCACTGAGCAGTATCTTGCTCACGAGGTAATTTCGATTTGTGATTAAAGCGTATTTTGAAATCATCAGATGTAAAAACTTTATCTATCTGCTTTTCTATTAGTCCTAGAAAGCCTGATACTGGATTTCCGATACTCTCAAAATACGCTTTTCTATATGCTTTTTGACTTTCAGACTCATTAGGTCTTTGAAAATCCATATATTCTGGATACTCAGAACCAAATACCTCAAGAAATTGCTCGTCTATTTCTTCCGATTCTTCTTGGTATGGGTCTTCGAGTTTTATTTCATCATATAAGAACTTTCTAACTAAATCGTCTGTAATCTTCATATTAATCTGGTTGTACTTCAATCAAATAACACTGTGTACCTGTGATTCCACAATCGTTTGTAACTTCAACTGTCAATTTATATGTTCCATCAGCTAAAGTTGATGCTCCAGTAATTACTCCAGTCTCTGAATTGATTGAAATAGAACCACTCAACATTCCTAATTCATCAGAACAATTCAAATAAACATTCCAAGTTGGACAAGAAGTTAATTCATTAACATCAGGTGCAATTGTGAATAGAGTGCCTTCTGTTCCAGTATAAGCTAAACAACCACCTTTGCTTCCACAAGCCTTTGGAGTTGCACCAGTTACCGTTGGTGTTCCAAAAGTAAATTGTGTTTTTCTCTTCAATTCTTTAATGAAATCGCTTGGGTTAGCAACAAAGTAAAAATCATCATATTCTGATTGCTCGCTCAATGTGATAGTTCCTTTGATATAACCAGACTCTCCACCAGTTACTTCAAAACCTGCATCAGAGATATAAACTGTTGAGTCTCCATCAGCATCTTTTACCAAACAACCTTGTTTGAAGAAATAGATTACCGAAATGCTTGAAGCACGTTTTTGAATACCTTGAATTACGTCAATATTTGGCAAATAATGCTCTGCTAACATTAATTCAGCAGTAGTTGATTGACCCAACTTTACAGGGGCAATGTAACGAGACATTACATCTGAATTAGTTGTACTTGGTTTAGCTCTTTTACTTGCCTTTAATAAGCCAGTATGCAAAAAGTGAAAATATTCCCCACCACCTTCACATTCAAATTGCTTATCACGGATGTAGTGTAAGATAGTTACAGCGTAATTTCCTCGTGTCAATAACGTAGGACTTCCACCTCCACAAAGAAGTATTGAATCACCAACTTTTGGAAGTGATGCGTTCTCAATGATAGCTACTGCTGCGATTTGGTCGTCGACTTGTAGGTTTTCACCGCAAAACTGCTTGAAATACTTTGAGCCTTCTTCTCCACAGCAAACTGTTGCTAAGTTGTCTAATGCCATTTTTTTATATATAAGTTATATGGATGTTACAATTTTATACTAATATACTTCATTTTAAACTAATAACCATAAACTACAAAAGATTGTAGTTTATGGAATTATAATGTTATGATAGTTTTTGAATTACAAGCATTGGGAACTCTATCTTGCAACTTGGATTTGCTTTGCTCTTTATTTGAAGATTAACTCCAGTACTTAAAGGGAATTTATCGAGTTGAGTCCAAGAGTCGTACCAATCCCCATTATTTATTCTGTATTTTAAGTCTCCATAAGAAGAAACATTTAATGATTTTATTTTTGCAAACAATAAATCAACAGTTTCTACTTTAATGTCAAGAACTTTAATGTAACATGGTATCTGTTGAATAAAATCACAATCTTCTGGTCTTGATTTAACTATTAAAGTTTCAGAATATGTATCACAACCGTTTACAAATAATCTAACAACTTGGCCCTTTACTAAAGGCGTTGATAATTCAATTAAACCTTTTTGTTGATAAGTGAATGATTGATTTATTGTTCCGTCTAATATAACAACAACACCATCTACCATATCAAGATAATAAGGTATATATGTATCCGCTTCATAAAGTTCTGTTACAAACGTTGGCTTGTTACAATCTTGACAGCAAACTTCAATAGAAAATTCTTCACTTTCTAAACTTTTATCTACGTTAAAAAAAGGAACTGTTCCCTCTCCAATTGTAAGAGTGACATCTCCATTATAAAGTGAAGCAGTATAAGGAACACCATCAACATAGAAATAAGGAATACAAGTTGCACCTGCATCAATAATTTGAAGTTTAGATGTAAAAAGACCACTAGAGGCTAACTCTATGGTATAATTATAATCTCCTAATTCAATTGGTATAGTATTAAGTATTGCTTGTATACCAACATTATTTGTATTTTCTAAATTTATATTGTAAGTAACTGCTGGGTTTGACCCACACAGTATAACGAGTTTATTTACTAATGCCATTAATATTCTAATTTTAAAGCGTAAAACACATAATCTCCATTCATATACTGTGGAATTTTAATAGAAAATTTTCCATTATTTATCGGTGCTGATAGTGTTGGCATAGTTGTTTCTATAAAATTTGAATTATACATTAATAATATGCCTTTATCAACTGAACTAACATAGCCTTCAATATATCCAAATGTTTCAAGCATTTTTTCACATTGAAAATTTGTTGTAGTAATTGGAAAAGGATTTTGAGCTTTAGGTGCATCTAGAATTACACCTAATCCTACTGATATGGTCTTGAACTTAGAACTAAAATCTAAGTTAGCGTCATAAACCTTTGCAATAAATGTAAGTAAGCCAACCTGTAACTCAGGAATAGATGTTGCTACGATTTCTTTTGTTTTAGTATCTATAACTGCAATTGCACATCTTCTATTTGAAGTACAAGTGAAATAATTTATACTCTTAGAAGTAACTAAACAAGTTTCTTTCTTTGTTATAACAGGCTTTAAAAAAGTTACACAATTGCCATCTGTTCCAACATTTATATAAACAAAATCAGATGGGGTATCTAATGGGCTTTGTAATCTAACCTTTAATTGTTTTCCACTAAAATTAGTTAAGTTTAAATTAGTGAATTTAAAAGATGAGTTATATGTTCCTCCTACTATTGATACTGGAGTATATGCTATTGCTTCATCCCCATTACAAATAATTGCTGTAACATCATTTGGAACAAATAATCCTTTACCTTCAATCGTTGTGCTTTCACAATTTAATCCAGTCGAAACAATAGTGGGAGTAGGTAGTTTTGAATATACTACATCAAGAGTTACTTCTAAGGCAACATCATCACAAAAAGAATTAGCATTATCTCCTACATCTACTATAAAATCTAAAATATCTCCTTGAGTTACTGATACACTAGTAGTTATTTGATAAGGATTACTTGATTGAGCTACTAAAGTTCTTGTTTGAACTTCTATCCCATTTCTAAGTATTCTATATCCAATAGCATCTCCGCAATTACCATCTGCTTTTTGTACTTTACTTACAATAGATAAATTAGCGGTAACTGGACAATTAAATCTAACACCTACATCATCTCTTTGAGAAGAATAAAATGGATGAAGATAAATGCCAAAGTCTGGGAATGGTTGTGGAGTAATGTTTAAGTTACCCTGAATATTTTCAAATCCTAAGTGTGGATAAGCTACAGTTAATGTTTTATGTGCAAGAACCTTTTCATCATCAAAAGTTGGCAACACCAAAACAGCATCATCCTCTATGTACCTATACGCATTAAATAAAGTAAATGCGTTAGATGCAGTATATTTTCCATAAGAAAATAGACCATCTGGTGAAGGATTTGTTCTACCTATTGCATTTTTTAATGAAAAACTTAGTACAGACATCTATAATGACATTTTTTTATAAAAATAGCTAAAATAAATGGCTTATTGCTTGACAAGTGTGTGCAAAATATTGTATATTTGCATAGAAGACGATTACAAATGGATTTGATAGAATACCTTCGGGAAAGCAGATACTTAATTAATCTTTCTGAGCTTGAACGGCAATGTGGATTAAAGCAATATACAATTAGTAATTGCGTTAGAGGTTGTGCTTGCAAAGGATTCAACAGAAATAAAACCATTATATTGTCTTTTTTAAAGAGCAAACACATAAGTCTAGAGATTTGATGCAATTGGAAGCATCCCTCATGGAGAGGATATATAGGTTCGAGTCCTTTAATCTCAGCAGATTTGCACGATAAGCAGATAACAGGTGCAATGTGATTGGAGTTCTGTTGCTCACGAATCGCAGGTTGGTTTATCATTAGTGTGAACCTCAACATCCATACCTAAATGTGTTCGCAGAAAAGTGGATGGTGGAAATGTAGCTCAATGGTAGAGCAGTTTTTAGCAGGTTATGAGTTCGAGTCTCATCATGTTCCGCAAATAGTTTCATAGTTGTTTGTTTAAAGTTGATAAATTTATTATATACTCAGCAGTACATCTTGATTCTGCTGAGTATTTTTTAAAAGGTCTTATAGCCAAGTGGTTAGGCATAGCTCTGCAAAAGCTCCTACATCGGTTCGAGTCCGATTAAGACCTCAAAATATTTTTTTAATATTTTTACAACTTTTGCTTGCATAATTAAAAGTCTTTTCGTATCTTAGATGTGCGAAAACAAGTTTAAAGCCTTAAAAAGAAATACAGCAATCTTCCCACCTTGTTTTCGCAAAAATTTAGGTGTTTTCGGGAACGTTGCTGTATTTTTTTTTTATGTTAAATACAAGACTATATGTAGATTTATCAAAGGATGCTATAACACAGCAGTTCTCTACATACATATTGTCTTACTTCAAGCTAAGAATATATACTTCTACTTTTGGCTCTTATGGTCAAATCAAAGTTAGCCAAATCCCAAAAATATTAGGAGTATCAAATTCTACCGCTCAAAGGCACATAAAATATTTATCTATAAATGGATATATCTTAGAAAAAGGACTATCTATTGAAGTTAAATCAGCAAAGAATCTCTCAAACAAAAAATCCTTAAAGTACATTCTAATTTCTTCTGAGACTATCAACGGTTTTTCTTGGAAGAACATTGCCGAATTTAGAGCATTGCTTAGTGAAATCGTAAAAGAAAATTACGAGACAATGAAGAACTCTATTATAAGAGGATTTAAAGTAAGAGACAAACACGGTTATAAAACAAAAGTACAAGACTTAAAACTACTTGAATTTAAAGAGCTTGCAGCACTTAGTTTATCAGCCAGCCTTTCAAACATTTCTATTAGAACAGAACAGCGTTATCGCTCATTACAAAAAGTATCAGTTTATAAGTCTGAAAAGATATTTATAAATGCCAACGGAAGTAATGAAAAGAAATTAGACTTTATGAAATACCTTTCCAAAAGAAAGAAAGGAAAGTTCATCGAACATAATGATAAACTATTCTTTTCTTGTGTGTCTGAAAGAAATTCTAATTTAAGAATGCACACAAGCAGGTTCTAAATTGTGAAAAATCTAATTTATAGTCTAATTGTTAAATTATAATCTAATTGTTTAAGGTTTAGGAAATAAAAACAATAATCAAGTAGATTATATAGGTCAAAAGGTTAAAATAAGTTAATTATCTGATAATCAATACTTTACGATTATCTTAATGTCAATACTATGACTAAATTACAAGAAATAAAAGAAAAAGCATCAAGAATATGCAATGACAATCAATATCTATTAGAAGAGATAGAAGTAAAAAGGATTATTGAAGAATGGCATAGTGATATTACAATATTATCTAATACTATAGATAACTTACACAAAAAAATCAAGAAAAATTTAGGCTGTAGCTTGACATTTGTCTTTTTCTTTTGTAAATTTGTATCATAAATAAATAAAGTATGAAAGCTAAGATAAAAAATGGTGGAGAATTTTTATTTACACATGAATTTTCAAACAAATGGGATGATATAACTAATTTTATAGTTATTAATTTTAATAACAGATATACATATAAATCATTTAAACAAGTCAAAAATCATTTATTTATTGATACAACAGAAGGTGAAATTGATATAGTATTTGTTAGTGAAGTTCCAAAATTAGAATTTGACTATTTTGAAAAAGACCAATTAGTATTAAAGGTTATTTCTTAATTGTATTTATATCATATCAAAATATTTAATTTAAAACCAATAAGTAAATAAAAACATGAATATTAGCGAATTAAAAATATCGAAAGAGTATCAAAGTTTTGATACACCACCAAATCACGCTGATTGGATTATAATCAAAGAACAAAATGGAATAGAATTTGAACATTGGTTTATGTCAGCTCATTTATCTGATTTTCAATGTAAAACAGGTGGAGTATATAATTATAATTCATTAATGTATTGTAAGAAAAATAATACATATCATGGAGACCATTTATTTAGTCAACCTTGCAACTGTAGTCCTTTTGAAAGAAAGCAAAAAGGGCATTATGATAGGTTTTATAAAATTGAAAAGCCATTTATGTGGCGTAATAAGTAATTAAAATATCAACCATCATATTCAAAATGTATGGAAGATGTTTTAAAATATAAATAATAATATGAAAAACATACACATTTTATCAACACATAAAAGGAGTAGGTTATATGAATTTGGCGGTAAGCTAATATTAAATAATAACCAAACATCAACTTTTAGAAATCAAAACATATTTATCACTAATTCAGAAGAAATTAAAGATGGAGAATATGGTATTTGTCTTAATTTAGTTAGAGAAGGTTTTGAATCACATCAAGTAGTCTTTAAAATGGATTCAGAGCAAAGACAAGCAATGGAAGATTTAGGTGGTCAGAAAAAAGCAGAAGTTTTAAAAGTCATCCTAACAACAGACCAAGACTTAATCAAAGATGGTATTCAAAAGATTGATGATGAGTTTTTAGAATGGTTTGTTAAGAATCAAAATTATGAGGAAGTTAAAACAAAATTAGTAGAATTTGAGGTTGATATGGGGTTAGGTGATTCTTGCATTGAGTATGGTAGTTATTACAAAATAATAATTCCAGAAGAACCTAAACAAGAAAAAATGTATAATCAAATAGACCTTGAAGTTGCTTTTTATGAGGGAGTGAATGGTGATTTGTCATTTAGTGAATGGTTTGAAAACTTTAACAAGAAATATAATGAAATTTAATCACAATAAAGAGCTGTCTTATTTTCAATCATCAATCGACATCATAAGGCATCATGGATTCAATCCAATTGCTGTTACACAAATGTATTTTGAACAAGTTTTTGTGTTTAAAACAGATAGCGAGGCAGAAATGGCTTATGAATTGTTAGAGGTTCAACTGGAAGAAGTTGCAGGGTGGTGGTATGAAAAGGAAGAGTTTATAAGAGAGGTTGAGCAGTATGAGAAGAATGTTTCTATGGTAAAAGTATTTTGGTTATAATGAGTAATCTAACAATAACTCAAGATGGATGCTTTATCTTAGCCTACAATAAGGTAAGCAAGGTTACAAGATTGTACATTAAAAATAGTGATGGAGTTTTAATCTTTTTAGGAAAGAAAAATGGAAATATTTATGAAAACAATTAGAGAGTGGTTTAATGATTTAGAAGAGCCTTATAAAACACAGGCATTAGAGAATACTGGAGAAAAATCTCTAAAAATTATTGCAGAATCAATGAGTGAAGCCTTATCAAGTGCATTCTATTGGGCTGATAGCTATCAAGGTCACCAGTATTGGTTTAATGTTTTTACACAATACAGTAAATGAAACTAAGAAAATATCAAGAAGATGGATTAGTCTCTATTAGAGAATTTTTCAACTCCTCTCTAAAGACAGGAATATATGTTAGTCCAGTAGGAACAGGAAAATCAATTCTAATTGCTGAGTCAGCTAAGATGAGAAAGAATGTTCTTGTCTTGCAACCAAGCTCAGAGCTTTTAAAACAGAACTATGAGAAATATTCTTATTACGGATTTCCTGCTTCTATCTATTCTGCTTCTTTAAAATCAAGACAAGTTGGAGATGTAACCTTCGCTACTATAGGTTCTGTAATGGGAGAGAAAGATAGATTCAAAGGAGTTGATACTATAATAGTAGATGAAGTTCACAGAGGCTCTAAGAAAGATAATCTGTTAAGTGAATTAGTATCTTACCTAAAGGTTGAAAAGGTGTTAGGTTTTACAGCTACTCCAATTATGGCTCAGAATACAAAGGAGGAGAGTTACTTGAGAATGATGGATTCTTATAGAGAATGTATATTCGATAACATCATACACATAACTCAAATCCAAGAGATTCTTCCTTTTTGGACTCCGATAGAATATAAGTTTTCTAAGATACAAGCTAACTCATCTATGCTCAAATTAAACTCAACTGGTAATGATTATACTCTTGAGAGTTTAAAGAGATTTTATGATTCAAACTCTATTGAGTTCAAGATTCTAAAGTCAGTAGAATGGTTGAAAACACAAGGAGTTAATCAGTCTCTAATTTTCGTTCCAACAGTTGAAGAGGCACAGTCTTTGGCTAAACAAATTAAAGGTGCAGAGTTGATGTGTGGAGATAAGAAGTTAGTTCCAGATAAAGAAAGATTGAGAATAGTTGAAGGATTTAAAAGTGGTGAAATTAAATACGTAGTCAATGTAGATGTATTAGGAACTGGATTTGACTACCCAGCTTTACCGTCAGTTATTCACGGCAGACCTACTGGTTCTTTCGTTACTTTCTATCAGCATATCGGAAGAGGTGTTCGCCAATTTAAAGGAAAGGATAAGTTTTGGTTCTTAGATTTAGTAGGGAACGTTAATAAGTTTGGAAGAATAGAAGATATGCGATTTGAGCAAGATAAAGGAAAATGGGATTTATGGGTTAAAGATAGAAAACTTACTCATAGAGGATATGTGTCTAAAGTAAGTAGCGAACAACTAAGCCAATTAGAAGATTCAATTAGATACTATTCTCTTTCTTTTGGAAAGTATAAAGGTCATAAACTTTCCGAAATAGTAAGGTTAGATAAGAGATATTTAATGTGGCTGTCGTCAGATGATTTCCAACCATCAACAGATAATGCAATTCTTGATAAGAGAGCAAGTGAAATAATTTTAAAACAATTGAATTTAATATAATGCAAATCCAATTTAAAGTAACTGTGGATTCCACAGAACAAAATGAACTACTTCCTTACACTAATGCAATAGAGAGGGATTGTTTCTTGTTTGAATTATTCAACAATTTTTCGCGTCAATGGAAGGATGAGGAAAAAGACCCACCTCTTTATGAAGTAATGGAAGCGTTATTTGAATTAAAAGAAAAATATAAAGTCATTATTGAATAAATATCTATAAATAATTCAATAATAGTTAAATATCTATAAATTACTAAATAATTTTATAAATAAATACTTAAATGCTTGACATTAGTAATTTTCCTTTGTAACTTTACAGAAAAAAAGATAAGATGTACACAAAAGAACAATTAATCGAATTTGCAAACTATTGCATTTCAAATATTGCTTCTGACAAATCACAAGAAGCAATATTCAATGAATGGGAAAAGGAAAGCTCTTATGATAAGATTCGTAATCATTTTGTCTTTTACTTATCAAAGTTAAAATATCCTTATGCTCAACAAGCCATTGAGAATTATGATGCAGAGTTTACAAAAGATATTGACATTAATTTGGTGAATAATGCAGAAGACGCTTTAATTTATGCTTTTTCTTGGAAGAGTTCTTCACAAGGAGCAATTTATTGGAGTGATATTTATGATAACATAGACAATTAGTTAAAATGAAAGAACATCGTCCAGAACAAGAATTAAAAGAGATTTATTTTGGTTTTTATGACCAACTTATCGAGCCATATTGCACCGAAGCAAAGGAGCTTTGGAAATATAATTCTCAACGGCTTGTTGAACCATTAAATGTAAGGATGGCTTTAAGTTATGGAGATTTGGTATATATTGAAAAATGGAGAAATGTTTATGACAATATTCAATATTACCTAAAGCCTCCTAAGTCTTACTTCCAAGAAGTCACCGAAGGTATTTGTGAACTACTTACAGAAAAAGATAAAAGATACGGTTCTTTCATCGAAACACCATTAGGAATATTTGAAGGTAAGTGTGCATCAGGAAGAGACATTGATAAGAAACTATCTCGGATTAAAAACGCAGATGAATTAAGACTTAATGATGTCGCAGACACAATAGGTTACTTAATACTAGCAATGAAAGAAAAGAACTGGAGCAAACAAGATATTTTAAACTTAATTGACTAAGTCAAGATTAAATAGTAAAAATGGAAAAGTTACAATTAGATGAATCTATCTTTAGCGTAGATAGAACCTTTTTAAAGATTGAAAGTCAAAGTCGTATAAGTCTTTTAGATAAAGAAGAAGTAGAAGAGTTAATAAGGTACTTACAAAACAATTTAGAGAATTTCAAATAAAATAATAATTGCATGATGATAGATATAACAAAGTTAATTACTTACAAAAGTTACTCAAAGAAATTAGGTTGCTCTCGCCAATGGATATATATGCAAGCAGCAATGGGTCGTTTAAAAACCATTGAAATAGATGGAGTTAAATTTATATATGAAGAAAATAGTTGAACGAAAAGAACTAATTCTCTATTCAAGGGATGGAGGATTTACAATAGAAGAATTGTCTAAGTTAGCAGAGCCAACAGATGTTCTTACAGCAGAATCAGACGCATGGGAAGTTACTATTTATAAGTATGTGCAAATAGAGGAAACAGATGAAGACTATAAAAGAAGACTCCTTCAAGAACAGTATTCAGAAGATTGGAATAAGTATCAAGAACTAAAACTTAAATTTGACTTATAATACATTTAAACTAAATTTTATTATGACACTTTTAATTATTATAGCATTTATAACATTCTTCATCATATCTTACGCAGTTGGATTACAACACGGAGGTAAATCAACAGAAGAAAATCTCCTTGCTCAATTATATAGCCTGTCTCATTTTCTCGATGGAGAAGCTAAGAAGACTTGTGACGAAATCTTTAATAACCTAGACAAAATAGGGTTTATTGCCGAAGCAGATATTAAACAAAAAATAAACATATATAGGAATGAAAGTAACTAAACAAATTGAAGAAACATCTTTTCCTAAACTAATGGAAAGTACTGCCACTGGAAGTATTTTTATAATTGGAAATTTAACTGGTAATGGATACCCATACATATCTTTAAATAATGGAGCTAGTGGGTTTTTTATCGACTTTACCTACTTCGTAGATTATAATCGAAAGCTTGTGTTGGAAAACGATTAATGTTTAATATATAATTTAAAGCTCTATTGTAGACATTGTTCAGAATATGATTCTATAATGGGGCTTTTTTTATTTTTATACCCACCCCCTTGTAAATTATAAGTGTTTACTATTTATAAGTGTATGGAACTTCAATAATTTGAAGAACTTCTATGGAAAGTTCAATACCATAATATGGGGAACTTTTTTATTCCGATAAATGTGGCACTTCAATTATTCCGATAAATGTGGAGAGGGGATACCCGCCCCCTACCTGCCAGCCATCTCGTATAAGCCTACTACCCTACTAGACTAATAGGCTATTGGTCCTGATGCCTGATGCCTGATGC